GATAATCTAAACGTTTCCACCTGTCATCTGAACGTTCTGTAATATCGCTATGCTGTACATTATTTTTTACAATACGATGCCACACCTTCCATCCGTTAGGATTAGATTTAGACTTATAGTTACCTACATAGCCGCTATCCATATAATAAAAAGTGTGATTGTTTTTCCAACACTCGTGTATAAGTTTACGTTTACCCATGCTTCGTATTAGTATAGGTTTATTACCAAAGTCATAGTTGTAATCTTCTATAGGCAACCTAGCACCTTTGGCAAACATATTTACATATTCGTCTGTAAGATTTTTACTTAAACATATCATACAGTTCGTTTTTCCACAGTTCATTAAACTCGCAGTCTCTGTAATTTTCAAACCAAGGACCGCCTTCTGTATAATGTATCAACTTCGGTGTTTCGATATCATCATACACGCCAACAAGATAGTTCCATGTATGATCAAGCTCTCCAATTTCTTCGTCCTTTAACCAACTAAAGCGATGCATATATGCACCATTTAGTTCTGTATCATTTACAAAGTCTTGTGTGACAACTCTGTTGCTAGGATGACCACAGTTCCATAATACTACACTTGACCAGTTTTTACGTGGATAAATGGTTTGCTTTTGACCATCCATTTTAATACCTTCACGCGGCGTATAATCATGCTGTACACACATTACAGCATACTTGTCATCTGCTTGATCAAACAACTCTTTTATATCTGTTGTAAGTATCATGTCGCAATCCATAAACACTGCCCAACCCTTAAAGTTCATAAGTTCAGGAATAAGAAATCGTGTAAACGTAAACTCTGTACTGGCTAGTTTATCTACTGGTCTTGAATACCAACCAGCATCACGTAGTTCTTTTTGTATTAGGGGACGTACTTCTGCTTTTGGTTGTTTGTTTTGAATACTGTGTTTACAAACTTGATACGCTATATCTTCCCTTGGTTCGTAACCTACAAATACTTTCATTGGTCTCTTCTTTCTATGTCTTCTTCATAACAATCGCCCCATTGGACTTCTAATATGTGTGCGTTTTCATTTCCCGGGTTACTTGCTTTATGCCATACTTCTATGTCTATTTCATAAGGACGGCTATGACGTTCAAGATAAACCTGTTCTTGTCTACTTTCAAATTCTGTTTGCATCTTAACTGTACCTTCTAGTACTGACCAAACCTCGCTACGTTTGAAATGTCGCTGATCACTTAAACTTTTACCTGGATAAATTACAAGCTCTTTTACCTTATAACCTTTGGACGGCTTGTCGTCTAATACCCGCCAATATCCCCAGTCACGTTCTGTCTTTTGTGTTTTCCATTCGTCTAGTATCCAACTTGAACTATTAGCTTTATTTGATCCTCCGACTCCGAATGCAAATTCAACATCCGGATGGCCACCGTATTGTTTGTATTCTGGGGTTGTGGTATTAGTTCTGTCGCCGCCATTAGCAAATATTATTTTACTAGATTCTGTTGACAGTGTATGGAATATTGCTTGACAAGCACTGTCGTCACTATCTTCGAACCCGATAACTTTATCAACTACTGCAAGTTCTTTAATAAGTGCTGCACGTTCTGTAAAGGGCATAAACGGCCTGCCTTTTTTGCGTGTAAGCCAGTCATCGGAATTCACTCCTACAATCAGCTTATCACCTAGTTTTTTTGCTTCTTTGAATAATTCAATATGTCCTGAGTGTAGTGGATCAAAGCCACCTGTGACTAGTATTACTTTCATAAAGATATTTATAGCAATAGGTTAATGTAAATTAAGGAATTGGTATACCAGTTACATCTATAAATCTTAGTATCTTTCCTTCTTTATTAGTGCCTGTGATATGGGCAATAGGAGGCTCTGTTTCTAAGAATTTTTTCCGTTGCTTAAATGTGATTTCATGTGCGTTAAATCCAGGATATTCTAAAATTTTAACTGCATCTTGATAGTAAAGTTGTGTTAGGTAAATCATTCTAGGCTGATCATTACCTTCTAAAGGTCCCCAGGATTGATTCCAATTAGCTTGCATATCTTTCCAAGAAGTGTTAGGTATTTTTTCAAATAAATCTCGCATTTTATTTGTATTTCTTATAAACATAACACCATTGTTAAAAAGAGTTATTCCAGACTTTTTATTTGTTCTTCCTTGTGTTACAATAACATCTTCAGCATACTCTTTCCAAATATTTAAGCAATTCCAATTAGGATTTATAAAAAATGCATCATCGTCTATCCATAAAACGTATTCGTATCCTTTTTCAAAACTGTCTAAGATAGCATAACACTTAGTAAAAAAAGGGTTTGCAAGTCCGCTACTTAAATGGAATTTATAATCAATGCCTCTAATGTCTGCATATTTTTTATGATTAATATGAGCACCGTATCGATGTGAATCTGCCCCACTTATAATTATTGTTTTATTTTTCATCATACTCTCTCCAACACCATGTATCCAGGAGTCTCTTTTTGTTCTTCTATAAGTTTCCAGTTGGTATTAGAATTTAAAAAATCTTTTACAGCTTGTCCCACTCCAGGAAAGCCAAAAGTGTCATGAAACATCATATACTTCTTAGTGAGAGGTTCGTATAATTTTATTTCTGAAGAAACATGTTTGTATTTGTGTACACTATCTATTAGTATAAAGTCTGTCTCTATATTAGTATCAACATCTAACGAACTCATTTCGTGGTATATAATATCAATACTATTTTCTTTAACGTAAGCATCGACATGTTTTTTTATTGGACTAAAATTTTTAAAACTTTTATCAACTAATTCATAGTAAGAAAGATTTTCTAATATTGCAACTGATGCAGATCCGCCTTGATTAGTGCCTAGTTCTCTATAACTACTACACTTAGATAAAAACTTAGGAAGTTGTCTTATGTACTCTGGAAACGCTTCATGATAAACTTCTGATAAACCTGTAAGTGTTGTTTTTGCTATCTCATGTAAGTTAGCACATGAACTATAATCTACTTGTTGCATATTTTTTTCCTAATATAATTTTTGATTATCTATACACCATATTGGTATCTTAACCAGTTGTGACATAATCTTAGCCTGCTTGGGATCGCTTTCTATATAAAAAATTACATCTGACAAATTATTTAATGTATTAGCTTTATACTCGGCGTGAGATTGATTGCCGCCAGGATTGCTGGTAGGTTTCATTATAAGTTTTTCATAGGCTATATTATTTTGCGACAACCATTCTTCTGTAACTTTTCTAAAACGTTCTTCTCTAGAAGTAATAATATACTTAATAGGTTTAGTGAACAAAAACTTTGTATCTGCTGTTTTATAAAACTGTTCTAAACGAGGACCCTTGTCGTTTTCTTTTTTGTTAGGGTCGCGACACAATACACCGTCCATGTCTGTTGCCCAATTTTTAGCGTCATTGTGTTTCCATATGTTCCATTGGAATGCTCTAGGTAAAGGACATTCTTCACAAACAAAGTCAATATCTTCAGATTTGTTTTTAGGTGAACCGTATACTGCAAATTTTATAACTGTGTCATTACTTTTACGTAACGATCCTAACACATTACGCATAGCATTTCCAGTATTAATACTATCGTCAACTAGCAATACCCTTAACGGATTACTAGGAATGTCTGATGGCACTGTAACTTTTTTATTTCTAATATACCATCTGTTAGAATTATAACCATCAACGTCAACGAATGGTAATTGTAAGTGTGTAGCAATTAAACTTGCAGGCAACATTCCTGAACGAGGTATGCCTACTACTAAGTCAATATTCAAAGAGCGTATTTTATCTAGCTTGTTTACAATTGCTAAATTTAAATGTTCTATAGACCTAAAGTTTAACACCACAAACCCCCATATTGATCCAGCCGTGGTCATAACCTCTTACTTCACTACTATCCATATCTCTAATATTTTTTAAGCCTGCTTTTTCAAAACATTGTTTTAAAAATTTAGGCGTCCATATTACTCTATGTAAGTTCGAGTCATAATCACCAGATCTTGGATAACTCATTATCCGACCACTTGCCCACAAATAAGGATCGTCCTTTAGCATAGCAAGTACTTTTTTATTATTCCATTCCTTAATAGGAGGGCCTATCCATTTTCCTGTTTCTTCGTATTCTACTAATGATTTAGCAATAGCATACCCGTTCACAGTCCAAACTTCTAAGGAACCTCCAGGCTTAACTACCCTTGCCCATTCATTAATAGTATCTTCAACTTGATACCATTGTATATGTTCAATACAATGTGAACTATACACAATGTCAAAAGTTTTATCACTAAATGGTAGCTTTCTAGCGTCACCTTCGTGGTCTGCTCCGCCTTCGGTACGTTGTCCTTCACCTAGATTTAAACTTTCAAATCCTTTGATCGGTTTTTTTCCCGGTCCTATTTCTAAACATCTCAAAGACTTGCATCCTCCATGCCCGCTACACGTAGTTTAACTACGTTTGTAATTTGCCACTGCTTTTGATCGAGTGCTTTTAGGACACCTAGCCATTTATTACGTAGTAGTGCAAATTCGTTAATAATTTTTTCATAGTCAACAACGTCTGCCTCACCGTCAACGTATTTTTCAACGTCACGGCTTGACAGAGCTCGTTGATAATTTTCAAGATATTTTTTGAAGTATGAACTACGCAATCTACGTAGTTCTATATTGAGATAGTTTAGTATAGCTTCAATCTCTTGTAGTTGATTAAAGCGATGCTCTACGATACCAGGCATAGCTGCTGCTGACTTTTCAACATTACCGACAAGTTTACATTCTTGTTTTGCGTCTGATAGTTCTTTTTCGTAGTGTGCTACTGCATTTGGTATTTTACCAACATCACGAGATATCTCGCTATACCAACCCATATATCAATCCCATTCTTCGTCTATTTCATCTTCTTGGTCAATATCTAAATAATAATTTATAGCATGATCGAGATGTGTATCTGTGCCTAATAGTTCTGTAAAAGTCACATCGCTAATTCCATAATCTGCAAGTAAATCTACAAATCTTTCGGCTGCCATTTCGATATGTTTTTTATCTAGATACTCTTTAAAAAGCATCCATACGTCTGCAATTTGTTCTTCATTCATTAGTGACTGGTTCCTCGGTTAAATTATCATCAGTTGCTTCATCGTCAACCTCAGCGGTATTTACCACAGATGCTTCTTTTACCAAGTAATCTGACATTACAGTATCAAGTAATGCTCCAGTCCATTTCTTACGGTAGTCTAGTAGTTCTTCGCCTTCGCTTGTAACATATTTTAAACGATTACCGCTCTTTTCAATTACACCCTTTGCTTCAAACAAATCTACTAGTCCACTGTAAGGGTTCATACCAGTTTCATAAGGAATCTTAACCTGCACACCTTCAAACGGTTTTGCATAGCGTGTCTTCATTACTTTACAACCAGCACGAATACCCATAACTTGACTAATCTTATTGCCATCTTCATCTTCTTTTAGTTTCAATTTCTTCATTGCAACTACGATACTTGATGCATAGATAAAGCCTTGTCCGCCACTGATCTTATCATCTGGATCAAACATATCCTGTGACGCATAAGTGTGGTTAGTACATACTAAGCCTACGTTGTGTGAGCCAATCATGTTAACTGTGTTACGTACAAGTGATGTTAGTGCTTTAGGCTTACGACCCATATCGCCTTTCATATCGCCTTTGTTAAACTGATCAACGTCTGTAGGTGTTAGCAACATACCCAAACTATCAATTACAAACAATACTTTAGGACGGTCTTCTTCAGGCATAGCCTTATAGTCTGTCATAAACGTACTGATAGTCTTTGCTACATCGTCAATCATTGACATGTTTAGTTTAAGTAGTTTTTCTTCTGATGTGTCTACGTCTAGTGCGTGTAGCCACGATTCATCAAGTGCGTTCTCTGAGTCAATAAGAACTACAAAGATGCCTTGCTGTTGTGCTTCTTTTACAATGTTGCCTGCACAGATATATGATTTGCCTGCGCCAGACTCTCCTGCAAAAACAGTTACCTTACCCATTGGAACACCTTTGTTAAAGTCTCCTGAGATAAGATAGTTGAGTGCAAAGTTACCTGTACTAATCCAATCAGTAGGGTCATTAAAACCTGCACTCATACCTGTAATGGATTTAGTTAACGAAGTTCTAAACTTCGTAGGATCAAATGCTTTTGATGCCATGTGTTTCTCCTATCTAAAAAGTTGGGCAACTAAAAAGGGTTGCTTTATAAGGATGCAACCCTTTTAGCTTGCTGTTATTACTGTCCTTGACGTGCTCTAATCATTGCTAGAATGTCTTGAGCGTTGCCACCTTCTGCTGGAGCCGCTTCAGCCGCTGGTGCTGGAGTTGCTGCCGGTGCTGCCTCTGCTACTGGAGCAGGTGCTGCCTCAGGTGCTGGTGTCGCTGCTGGAGCAGGTGTAGTAGCCGCAGGAGTCGTGTTAGGATCACCTGTACGCTGTGCCATACCTGCTGGACGGAAGTATTGTCCCCAACGATCCATATCAAATGCTTCACCGTCTACTGACGCTTCAAACATTTCTTGCATGACCTTTAGTTCTACTTCGCCTGGCTTTTTAGGTAGGAAGTCTGACATATTAAACAGACCATGTGTATTGACTGCTTGCATTTCTGCATCATTTAGTGGACGCTCTCTACGTGCCCAGTTTGATGTTGAGTAATCTGCATAACCGCCTTTTGAAGTTTTGTTAAGACGGAAGTCTACACCTGCTGTGTAATCTGTTGGTAACTCTTCCATATCAGGATCCATAAGAGCCTGTTTAATGATCTGGAAGATTTGTGGACCAATGATAAATCTACGGATTGGATTTTCCGGAGTTTGGTCGTCTGCTAGTGGATTATCCACTACAAAGCCTTGGAAAATATAAGAACGTTTCTTCCAATACTTACGACCCATGTCTTCTAAACTTGGATCTTTGAACCAGCCACGTACTTCATTAAGAATGTTACATGTCTCGCCGTACATTTCCATACATGGGATTTGTACTTGTACTGGACGTGAATCAGTTTCGCCTTTTACGCCTGCGAACGGAAGTTTAATTACCAAACGCTCTTTCCAAAAGAAAGTATTGTCTGAATCGCCATCAGGAAGGAAACGTAGCGTTGAGCTATCGCCTTCTTTCATATTCCAAAATGGGTAAATTCCGTTATCACCGCCGCCTGAGCTATTACCGCTTGTGCGTGATTCTTGTTCTTTGAGCTTTGCTCGGATTTCTGCTAATGATGCCATAGTTGTGCCTCCTATATGTTTTGCCTATTGCATTGTGCCTTATTTTGTATAGCACATTACATACTATACAGTGTTATTTATCAAATGTCAAGTGTTTTTTTTAAAAAAAGACTTTATTTTCAAGGATATTCAGTTGCACCAGTAGCATCAATAGCTTGTGCACCTGCTATAGCTGCTGCTCCTGCTGCTGCGTTACCGCCTATGTCAGCATCTGATGTTCTTTTTCTTGCTGCTGCCCAAAGTCTGCGGAAAGTATTAAATGTCATTGCAGCTACTCTTGTTACTCCGTAAAAGATTACAAAATCACGAATTGCTATTGCTGCTTCTGGACCTACTTTTTCTTTTAATTCTTCATAGTCTGTAAGTGATCCGCCGCCGTCGACATATTCTTGTATTGCGTAATATATGTCCACTGCTGTCCATATTGCTCCAATTGCCGTTACAACAGGCACGATATAAGGAACAAGCGCCATAAAAGCAATCTCGTCTATACGTTCTTTATTTTCAGATATTATCTCTCTAACAAGCATTCTTTATAGTCCTGCTAGTCTTTTCAGTTCGTCTGATTCTTTTTTGTATTCATCTTTGATACGACCTAGTTCTTCTTCGCTTGCTCCTTCGCGACCTGCTTGTGCAAGTTTGGCCATACCTTCTTTGCCGTATTTCTTTTTTCCAGTGTAATACTGTAAACCTGACTCGTCTACATCAGTATCTCTGTACCCCATAACTTCTGCTACTTTGTTATTAATACGCTCTATAAATTGTTTAGCAGGTTCAATAAATTTTTCACCATAGTCTTTTTCTACCATAGTAAGAACTGCTGTTTCGCCTTTTGGAAACTGTCCAGTTGTATAATCAAAATAGCTAAGAATAAATTCTCCTAAAGGTGTTTTAGGATTATCCGCTACTACTTCTGCTTCGTCTTTTTTCATTTCTTTATATTTTGCAGGATCTCCCGTGCCACCGCAGTCCGGACAACTCTTAGGACATGTTGAATCACAGTCATTTGATTCACTAAACTGACCCATCATTTCTTCGAATGCATTTTCAATCTGTGATTCATAATTTGAAAATCCTCCCGGTGGCAAACCTCTGCTTGCACCGTCTGGTCCTGTTCCCATAGAATATGGCATTTTTAAAATTTGTCCAACTTGTAATTGTTGCGGATTAGAAATTTTATTCATCTTCATAATTTCTTTAACAAATTCTTGCACATCACCGCCCATGTTATTTTGATCGTTAAACATTTGTGCAATACTAAAAATAGTCATACCTTGACGTACCTTAACAGTTTCAGCAGGACCTTGAATATTATCTAAATTACCTTGTCCTTCATCTGTTATTGCTTCATCTGTTGTACCGCTACGTGTAGTAAATCCGCTTTTTAATTCTTGGTATACATCTTGTAGTTCATTATGGAACTGATGTCCAAAGCCGCTCTTTCTAATATGATTGTACATACATACACGAGGATCATTTAAACATCCGTCAATAATACGTCTAATTGCAAAATCATCCATACCGTTATCTTGCATAATTTGAGTCATCATCTGTAACTGCTGTTCGTATTGCGCTCTTCGGTCTGCTCTTGCTTGTTGAAATTCTTGCCACTGGCTCTTAATCCAATCAACAATACCTTCTTCTAATTGATCAGGGCCTAACTCTTTTGCTTTGGTTGCTTCACTTACAAGATTGTAGATGTATGGAAAAACATCTTGTAGTTCTTCGTTAAACTGTTTAATAGTAAGTTGATCAATCCAATTTTCAGCAACGTCTGCAGGTACATCTTCTAGCACAGGTGCTTCGTAAGAGCCTACTGCTTCTTTATAAAAACTTTCTTTTTGTAAGTTTGCAATTTCTTTTTTGATAGAATTTGCACGTTCTTTTACAACATCTAAATAACCTGCTAGGCTTTCTGCCATTACAGCTGAACGTTTCATATACGAATTAAATTTACGCAATTTTGAAAGTTCTTCACTAAGTCCTACAATGTGTTTACCAAAGTCGTCATATGGTGTGCCGCCTTCTGCAACATGACGTGCCATTGCTCTAGCACCGCTTAGATGTTTATAAGGATATTTAAATTTTTCACCTTCTGGACTTTCAATGAATATTTTACCAATTTTTTGGCTACGTGCTAATGAACTTTCAGTATTAATAATTTGTGAATGTTTTATACTTAACTTAGCACTTCCTATTTTTTGGAAACTTGTTTTATTAGTTCCATACATTTGTGACTCATTCATTTGTTCTTCCCCAAGGCGATTTGTTGCTAAAAAATTATAGTCTCTTTTATCTAAATTTGATTTAGTAATATTTCTTGTATCAAAATTTAGCATTCTTTTTTTACTAAATTGACGTAATTCTTTTAAAAAGTCATACCAGTTGTTTTGAGTAACAGTGTTCTCTGTAGCAACGAAATTATCATTATACATTACACTTAAACTATTTTCATCAATTGATATACTTACTTTACCTAAAGTTCTATCGGCTTCTTTATAATCAAAATCAAAATATCTTGCATCTTCAGGTACATTTGTCACCTGGCCATTTTCATCTCCAATTGTTACACTCGGAAATCTTCCTCTAATTTTATTAAACAGATCTTCTGCAATGTTCTCTAGGTTTTTCATATTAGTATTTATCAATAGTTACTGCTAATGAAGATTGGCATTGGTGTTTCGTAATCTTCTAAATCTTGTGTCTGATTGAATGTATTGTATACCCTAGGATCCCAATCTTTTAGAACATCCATCATTCTTATAGCAAGTAATGTTGCACTAATTAAATCATCTGAATGTCCTACTTTAGCTTGATAACTTGATCCCGTAGCAATGTATGCTTTTAATTCACTAATAAAGGGTTTGGATTTAAAAATCATTTTATCGTTTTCGATCATTGTTTTTAAACGACTACATGCTGTAATTTTAGTACTGTGTGTTGTATTAAATCCTTTACGGAACTTACGAACATGTCCTTTGCGGATTGGTTCACTTACAAACAAGCCTGGTATATTTTCTTCGCCAAAATCATTAATAACAATCAATGCTGCTTCACCAATGCCGTTGTTTTCTACACTCCAATATATGCCTGTAGGATTTTTTGTTTCTTGTTCTAGGTACTTACATATATCCGCAAGCACTCTAATCTGGCCGGGTATTGCAGTTTGGTTATGTTGCCACTCTGCTACTTGCTCATAACTAGGTAATTCAAACACTTGTATTGCAGCAAAATCGCCGCCTGTTCCCATACTGGGATCGAGTGATACACAATAGGTGTATTGGCTGGTAGGTTTCTTGTACCAACGAGTCTGACCCATATTTAATATAGGACTAGAACCCTCCATCGTTGCTAATTTTATTGAGTTGATAAGTGTTTCATCAAATACTAAAAATTCACAGCCATATTCTCGTCTAAACTTTTCTTCACCGATACGTCCAATTTCTGCTTCTTTCCATTCCTCGTCTCTGTCAGGATGCTCGTCCCATGTTGCTACAAAACTGTGAAACCCATTAATTCCTACTGCTTGCTCGTTGCCGTGTTGGTCAAACTTTTGTTCTGCTTGTTTCCAAATAGTGGCAAAGGTATCTTCGTCACTATTAGGTGTGCTAGTAATAATAGCACGACCACCTGTTGCTAGTGTAGGTGATATTGAAGTCCAAAACTCTTCAGCAATGTTAGGTTGCACAAACGCAAACTCGTCACAGTATAGTAGCGAGATAGACATACCACGTCCTGTGTTGCCTGTTGTTGTTTGCGATACAATACGTGAACCATTCTCAAACTCTATGCTACCTTTGTTATAACTTGTAACACCAGCTCTAATATGATCAGGACACGTTTCATACACATAGCGTATACGTGCCATAATTTCCTGAGCACCTGTATACTTGTGTGCAGCAATTAGTATTGTCTGATCTGGATTGAACATTGCATACCAAGCAAGATAGATCGCAGCACAGGTAGTTTTACCTGTCTGTCTTGGCATCATGTTGATATTAAAACGATAGCTATGATAACTATGCATCAAACGTAATTGATATTCATAAGGGTCGAACAACAACTTGCCTTGCACAGGATGCTGAATAAACGCAAAATGTCTAGCAAAATACAAATATCCTTCGTCAGGATCCATACATGATGATAGATCTTGTATTTGTGCTTCAGTAAACTGTTCTCGTTGATTGGCTTTCTTGGTTAAAACACCATCTAAACTTTTACTCATATTGTATTTAACCAAAAAAATAGGCACCTAAGTGCCTATTTGATTCCGCTCCCCATCGTAGCTATTTTATTTTTTTCTGCAAGAGCCTGGCTCGCCTCTTTTCTTTCCTGGAACTTTTTCGTAACCGTCCCAACATTTGTCATATACTTTGCTGTTACCGTGTGCTTCGTCTACGTCTGACTCATTCTTTTTTTTTGACTTTGCTGCGTGTACTGCTTTACGCTGTGCATCGTTTTTGTATTCGCCTTCTTTAGCCTTCATACGTTTTGACGAACAACTTTTCTTTTCTTGTAGAGCTGCCCATAGTTGTTTTTTAATTGATTCAACTGCCATTGCATTATCGCCTGGTTGAGCTGCTTTATATGCTTTCTTTTCTCTATTAATTCCGCCTGAAAGATCTTTAGTCATAAACTTGTGATCTCTATAATCTTCGTCTGGTTCGTTAATGTAATCTTCTTCAACATCTAAATCTTCCATGCTACCACATGCAGATTCGTCTTCCGGCTCAGGGTCTGACACAATTTGACGTAGCATATGCATATCCATATCCTGATCACTATGACTAGGAGATTCAGGTGCTGCGCTGTTTCCCATAACTTTTAATAGTTGTGCAAGTTCATCGGGTGAGTCAGAAGTTATTGAAACTGCTTCGTTAACAATTTTTTTATCTTCTTTTGTATTAGCTGAGTAAAACGATTCTAAAATACTTTTCATTCCGTTTTTATCTTTTGATGCTACTGATGGTCTATTGCCTGATACAGCCTCGTCCATGTTAGATAGTATTTTTTTCATATCCATATCAATTAACTCCCTACAGCACTTGTGCTGTTTTCTGTGTTGTTTATGTCTTTAGAATCGCCTGCTTCTATTCCTGCTATTGGACTGTTTGTGTTTTCTTTACGAGCTGTTTCTAATTCTTTTAATAAATCCATTACTCTGTTTCCGCCAACTGATTCCTGTGCGCTTTCGCCGCCCATATCTTCTTGTGTTAGCATTGGTTCGTATGCATTGTCTTCTGGTTTAGATTGATCTAATTCTACAGGTTCTCCTGGTACTCTTACAATAATATGTGTATGATCAATACCACAGCAGTCTGAAAGATAATGTTCTAAAACATGTGCAACTGTTGGATAACCTACTTCTGCCTCAAAGTGATGTACTTCCATATTTTGTAATTGTGGGAAATCCATTGGCTTTTCCGCAATAGGAGTACGTTTTGGACCTGTTAAACTAATAAGATCAAATTTTTCTAAGTTGACTTTTAAGGTATCTGCGCAACCTTCTGGCAGATCTCCTGCAACTCGTATAATAAAATTATATGTCTTCTTTGATTCTGTTAATATTTCATTAAATGTGCGCATTTTTGTTATCCCGTTATATGTTATTTATCTTTATCCAAGCCTTTTAGACGTTCTAACAGACTATTACGGTCAGTGACTACATATCCTTCGCCATTTATCATGCCGTCATCACCTGCACCTGCATCTTTATCCATTTTCTCTTTTTTAAGTTGTAGCTCGATCATTTTTAATTTTTTATCTAATTTAGCAGTTTTTGCATCTAAACCAGTTTTTAACATACTACCTGCAACTTCAAACACTCTGCCACTATAACGACTTTCTACATTCATACCTAAGTCCATTAAGTCTTCGTATGCTGATAAAGCACGTTGTGCAATATCTTCTAATTCGCTATCTGCTTTATCCCCTAGACCTTTTACAGCAGGTAATGCACTTGCTATTTTATCAAATTCAGCAATGTCACGCATAGTTTCTTGCTGTCTCTCTAGTTCGTGACTTTTTTGTTCATTTTCTTGTTCTTGTGCTTTATCAAGAATGTCTTGATTTTCTGGCAAGTTTAGTAATTCTTCTAATTTTTTAGTCATAGGAGTTATCCATTATATGCTACTATTATTTATCTTCTTTTTCCTGTATGAAAAATATCATCCTCGGTAACAATACGAAAGAATAAACCCTTCTGCTTGCACCAAGCTCTTGCAGCTTCCCATTTAGCCTGATTTATTATCCAATGTGCTTGGTTAGCTCGACTGCGTCCTGTTTTTTCTCTAATAGCCTGATTTGCAGGTTTAACTTCAATTAGTTCAACACGTTGTTTGCCACCTTTGTCGCCGTAAGCAATAAAAAAGTCAGGAACGTAAATTGTATACTTTCCTGTTAATGGATTTCTATACGGAATTTGTATTGCTTCACTTGCCCATTGTGTAACACTTGCATGTTCGTCACAAAATTTCATAAAAGCAAATTCCCAACTTGATCTATATGTAGGCGTTTTAGTACCTACATATTTGTCAGGGTTTTTTAGATTAAATTTACCTTGGGCAAATCTAGGCATATCATTTCCTAAACCTAATTGTTAAGCCGCCTGATATGTTTAATGGTCCTTTTAATATGCGCTTCTTTATAGCGGAACTAGGATGAGGCGTTGTAATCGGATAAGCAGCTAGATATGCAACTCTAGCATCACCGCCTTGTAATCTATTACGATCGCTCCATTCTGTGCCTTCTGCTGTAGTGCCTCTAGTATCATCATAAAAGTCTGCACTATCTTGGATCTCTACATTGTTTTGTATCCAGTTGCGTATATCATTATAATTCCAGCCTCTGTTATATTGTAACACTGTAGCTAAAAAACCTGCTGCTACAGGACAGGCTGCTGAAGTTCCGCTAAACCGTGTATCTCTACAATCACTTGATGTTGATAGCCCAGTATAACTATCATCATAACGTGCAACATCTGTGCCGTATGTTCCTACTGTTGCAGCTAACGTACCATCTGCAGGTGCATATAAATCAATAGCATTGCCTGTATCGCTGTAATTAACTTTACGTTCCTTTCCACTACCAAATGCATCATCTAATGCACCGATATTGATTACAGGAAATTTTACAGTAGTATTTCCTTGGCTAGTTTGAATTTCTGTTTTGCCTAGGTGTTGTGGAAATCCTCGTCTATTTGTAGTTCCAGTAACAGAGTAGCCAAATTCACTAAATGAATTTTCATATATGCCTTCGTCAACAGCATCGCCAATATGATTATCATAATTTGGATCGTCTGGATCGACCTGCATTTGTCCAGAATTACCTGCTGCTGCTACAAAGATAAATCCACTATCCACAAGTTCTTTACCTGCCTGTGTCATAGAGTTGTCATACATTTCTGATTTCCAACGTCGAGTGCCTAGAAAAGTATCTCCGTCCAATCCCATGTATTTCATAAACTCTGGTTCATCATTTACTCCGGAGTAAGTAGTACCAGTGGCACTTTGAAAGAAATAATGACTTGCTACTTTTCCTGCTCTATATCCCCAACTGTTTGATCCTATAGTTGGATCTTGTGTGCCATATAACGGATTCACAGGTTTATATTGATGAAATAATTTACATAGATCAAACCCTCTTTCTATACTGCCTGCACTTCCTGAACCGTAAAGATTTAAATGCCATTTATTACAATTATATGCCCAGCCATGTGTTCTTCCGAATATTAAACTACCACACTGTGTTCCATGATCTGCTGTGGCAGTTGAAGGGTATGCTGTGTTAGATCCGTGAACGCCTGCCCTAGTATAACTACTACTTACAGTTACAGTACCAATGCTTGAAAAAGCCGCAGAACGTTCACTGCTATTTCCCCACCAAGTTCTTGCAACACTTTCAACAGGCACAATAGTACCGTCCCAACGTGTTTCTAATCTGTTGTCAGGGTCAGCATCAAACCAGTCTGGATCTATATAGTATGGGCCATCTAATACAACATCTAATACATCGCAGTATCCATTACCTGGTAATACATTCCCGCCCACATAGTCAGTTGGATTCAATGGTGTGCCTGCATCAAAATTTACTCTATTTGGATTAATAAATTCAACGTGTCCTATCCAAGTACCGTTGTCCATACATATTACATCAACATGTTCTCCTGCACCTTGTTGTACAGGATCCCTATCAATATAATCAAAATTATTTAAACCACCGCTTATCCAAGGATTTCTTTTTTGTTTACAACGTATCAATTGATTGCTTGCACGGCTTACGTCTGCTGATCCGTCTTCAGTAAAAGATCCTAGTATAGCACCATTATTTGCCCAGAATTGCCAGTTTTTAACTGTTTGTCCATAACGAGAATAATTTTCAGCGTTAATATCTAATCTTAAGTCGTCATCAGTTGCATTAAAAATTTCAGGATATCTTGCAGGCGTTAAATTTATAAAATGTATTCTTGCATCTTCGCCTACCGTGGCAGCTTCTTCGTCTGTTAATAAAAACTCACCTCTTGTAGGACTATGATCTTTATGGTCTTCACAAGAAACATTTCTACCTAACCAGCTGCCGTCTACTAATGCATCGTGTACTTCATCAAACAGCTCAGCTGAGTGTGTTGCAAGTGTATAATATTTTTCGCTCATGTATCACCTTAAACTATTGGACTTGTATCAACAATCTTCCATGCCCCATTGACATACATCTCAGGGCGGTTGTTTGTTGTGTTATAAATCATATCTCCGTTTTCAGCTGTAAGTGCGTCACGTTCGGCATCAGTAAAACTTGCAAGTTTAAACGGACTTTGAGTAACTGTTACCCTAGTTGCAGCAGTTAATAATATATCACTTTCAGAAACAATTTCTGGATCACCTATTGCTCCTGTAACTATGTCTCCATTAACTCTTAAGTCATTATTTACAATTATATCATTTTGAACAGTTAGATCACTACTCATTACTACGGCTGGTGTTATTGTTATTGCACTCGAGTCGTCTGTATCAATAACACTTGCAGCTAGAGTAAAGTTTCCAATTTGATCTCCAGGATCTTGGAATGTAAATGATCCAGCGCCATTAGTAGTAAGTACTTGACCGACAGTACCGTCACTTATTCCTAGATCTGTAATGGTTGTAGGAGAATCAGTAATACCATAACCTGCTAATGTAGTTGGGGTAGATGTTAAGTCTGCAAATGCAACACTAGTAAGGTAAGAACTTAAATCAGGTGGAGTATAAGTAAAAATGCCACTAATGTTGTTATAGCTCAAATCGGCAGTGCCTACACTATTAACAACTACTCCTAAATCTGTAAGACCTATTCCTGCATCTAATACTCTATTATCAATGTAGCTTTTTACAGCAAATTCTGTAGGTAATGTTGTTGTACTTGCATCTGCTAAACTTGCATCATTTGAAAATTCGTCAACGCTAATTCCTAGTCCCATCGATAATGCTGTTAATCCACTAAATGATGTAGGCTTATTTGTTAAATCTGCATAACTTCCACCAAATAACAATCCCTGCGTATCATTTAATTGATTTATATCAGAAGGAATAGTTGGTCTTCCAGTTAAACTTAGATATTCTCCATCAAACAATAAACTTGTATTATCAGTTAAATCGCTTAAATCAACTGGTATTGTAGGTGCATTTTCTAGGTCGCTGTAGTCTCCTGAAAATATTGCAGGTTTGTTTGAAAGATTAGCGTAGTCTCCATCAAACGCATCTTGTATTCCATACCCAGCAATCGTTGTTGGTTTATTTGTAATGTTACCAAATTCGATTGTAGAAGCAGTGATATCTCTAAACGTAAAGTTACCAGTACCGTCTGTAATCAATGCTTGACCTGCATTACCATCTACTATACCTGATAGATCAGTTAAGTCTGTTGGTACAGATGGTCTATTTTGTAGATCATTATAATCACCTGTATAGGATACAGTTTTTAGGTTATCTTGATAATTTACAACATTGTTAGCAGAATTGTCTGCTAACAATTTAAACCATCTACCTGAGTGAGCATAATATAATGCGCCAGTATCTTGAACAAGCACAACTAATCCATTATATGTATTAACGTTTATATCTTGTAAGCCGCCTACATTTGTAACACTATTACTGTGTAAAAGTTTGTTAGGACCAAAATCAATATCGTTTGAAAGTAAATTAGTTCCGTCACCTAATAAACTGTAAACTTCATTAAAGTTACTGTTTATTTTTTCGCCACCTGTTCTTAAACCGTCACCAGAACCATCATTTGGTTGTAACCCTGTATTTAAAATTTGTTTGGCCATTTATTATTCTCCGTCCCAGGTAATTGTATCTGAATCAAATGTAAATCCAGTGCTACTAAAGTTTTTCGAACTACCAATATTTATAACTATAGGCGCAGGAGTACCTTCAATAATATTTCTTGATTCAAATTTAGAAGTTGTTTTTTCTTTTTTAAATCCTACAACACTTGTCCTTTTTCTATTATAATTAAGTACTTCAGCAACTACATAGGTTAACTGGGCATTATCTATACCTTTTAATGTATCTAATAAACTAAAAACTTTTATTCCGTCTGTTTTTGCTTGATTTAATAATGTAATACTAACAGCCTTTGCTGCTGTTTTGTCAAAACCTCTACTTGTAAAAAATCCTTCTACTGCTGTATACTCATTATCATTAAAATTTATATTAGACGTAAAATAAGTGTCGAAATATAACTGTATATCTCTATCTGATCTTTTTGATATATTTTTTATAGGTAACCCGCTCATACTGCATTTTCCAATACTTGTCTTCTATACGATTCTCGTTGTGTTTCTGATAAAGACGACCATGCAATCGAAATACCATTAGTCCCACCGGAACCACCGTCCGCTAAGAAATCATTTTTAAATTGTTGTTTTGCTAAGTTATCTAACTCAGCAGGATTATTTTGTAAGTCTAATCTGTTGAGTGTGGTAGAACTTGAAGAATTAGTTACAGATACTGCTTGTGCAGATGCTATATTTTGTATGCCTCCAGTTCCTTGATTTTTAGGAAAATTATAATTTGATAATCCTCCTACAATAGGTGATTTAGAAACTAAATTTGTTAAACTAAAATTAGGGTTAGTTGGAATATTAGATAATGATGTTTGATTTTGGTCGAAGTCTTCTGGTTGTGTATTATTATAATTTCTGTTGTCTTGTGCTATAAGATCTGTTCCACTTGTATCTGTATTATCTTTATCTATTGCTAATATACTAGGTCTACTATCGTAATGCACAGATCCAAATCCTGTTGGTTCGCCATCGTCGCCAATAGTAACAGTACCTCTATCATAATGTACAGCTTCGTATTGAATTGTAATTGTATTTTGCATAAATGAATTATCACTACTATCAAGATTGTCATGTTGCCAGTTAGTAATAATCGGATTTACTAAGGTGTATGTAGTAAATTGAGATCTTGATAATTGACTTAATTGTATATTCCTAAAAAATGGAACACTAATATTATTATCTAAGCCATATCTAAACTGATGTCTAGCAGAACCTTTAAATGTGTTATCGCCATCTAACTTACTATATGCTCCTGGTTGATCTCCATGCCAGGCGTCTGCATAATAAAAACGGTAGTAGGCTTCTAATAATGCACTGGTTATTCCATGATTATCGTCATGAAAAGTAATTGTAATAGGATCATATTGAATTTGTGTCTGTATATTTTTTTTCCTATTGTACTTATTTCTTGTTTCTACTTGTGCTGTGTAGCGAGGTAAGTCTGCTGTTTTAACTAGCATTCCAATTTCAGTTGTATATTTCTGTGTTAAAGATCTTAACACATTACCTACTGATGGATCTAAAGCAAAAAAACAATGATATAAGAATCTTGTTTTAGGTGCAAATTTTAAATTATTATTTAAAAATAATCGACTGGCATGATTATAATCACGTAAAGTGACACCATCTTGCTTCGAATTTAGATTGTCTGAATATGCTCTACTTGCCATACTAATATTTATCTATATTAGTAATGTGCGTAGATAATAAAAAAGGGGACATAAAGCCCCCTTCTCTAATTGTCTTAAAAAATATTAAGATCCACCGCCAGTGATAAGCGAACCTGTACCGCGTGGTACGCTTACACCAATGCCGCCTTCTGCATCTGTTTGAATTGCATTGTCGTACTGCATTTCTAAAGTAACAGTAACTGGTTCATTGTTTTGATATGCTAAAGTGTTATAATTAGCATTGGTAATAAAACAACCATATAGTTCAAATGTTTCTAAAACATTTGGAGTATATACACCGTTACCACCGTCTAGTATTTCAATACGTGTAGTAAACTTGTAATCTTGTCCTGATACTGGGCTTGATTGTTCCATGAAATCAAACTGTTTCTGTAATTGTTCGCCAACTAGTTTTTGAACTGCATTGTTTACATCTTCACGTAAGTTAAGTGTAATTGGATTCCATGTATGCTTTCCAGCTAAGTATGCTTTCGAGTTATACGCATGAATCTCCATTGGTTCAAATGCAACTGTTGGTCTAGTTACATCTACAACTTGTTTCGTAAGTTCCGTTGTCGGTGTTGATACACCAAAGTTTTCCAGCGACACTCTAAAGCGGTACTGGAGCTTCGGCATCAACAGGCCCTGGCTAGCAGCACTATCGCCGCTTGCTAGTGGAACTGTTATTTTTGATAATGATGAGATTGCCATTTAATTTGCTCCTAGTTAATAGTATTTATCATCCCGCCGATGCTATCTCGCCTGTGTTTTTAAGTCTTAATGGAATGTATATAAATTCAATTGACTTAACAGGTTCTATAGCAATATCTACGTAAAGTTCATTACGATCGATTCTCGAAGGTGTATTGTTTGTCTCGTCACATACAACTAAGAAGTCATACAGTGCTCTTTGACCTACAAGTTCTAATAGTAAACTTTCAACTTGTTGCTTAATCTCATCTCTAGTGATCTTGTCATTAGGTTCAAAGATATAAGGTTTTGCAAGACTGTTTAGTTGGCTACGTAAGTATACAACTAATCTTGCAACGTTGATTCTATCTAAAGAACTTGCACCTCTTGCACGAGTTTTTTGTCCATAGTTAACAAGGCCTGCACCTGTGATAAATGTAATTGGATTAACACTTTGTGCATAAAGTGTGTCTCTTTGTCCTTCATTAAGTGCTACACTTACAAATTCTCCTTCGCTATTAATATAGCCTGTTGAACTTGCATTAGTAATGCCGCCACGTCTTGTACCTGCTGGTGCAAACCATGGATAAGAAACTTGATCGCTTAGTGCAATAGTTCTTAGCATCATGTGGCTTGGTGGAACAACTACATTGTTACCTGCATTGTCGCTTGTAAAGCCCCATGGGTAAAATACACCTAAGTATTCATCATTAGTAACAAGTCCGGTGTCGTTATCTTCGACTGCTACACGAACATTAGTTGCCCATTCATTTAATGAAGTTGCATCAGGTAGTAATCTTGCTGGTGAATCACCTACAACAAATGCTGTTAATCCTCTATCAGCATTAAGAGTAATTAATTCTCCAATTAATTCTGAATAACCTGGTGCTGCAATTAGGTTAAATCTGCGAGCATCTTCGTTTCTAATTTCGTCGTTGCTGTTAACAACTGCTTGTAGTGCTTGTACAACAACTTTACGTTGTGCTTTACGCCCAAAGCTACCTGACCCATCTTCATTATTTCCGCTTACTGTAACCCAACGATCTTTTGCATAACCAGACATAAGTTCATCATTAAATCTTGCATTAATGTCATTTACATCAATATAATTTTTATTGAATTGTTTTACGTTAAATCCGCTTCTGCGAGTATTGAATAACAGTGTTCCTTTTGGATACAGTGCTGGGTCTGGAGCATCTGGATCTAAGTAATTACTAGTAAGTAATGATTTAATAGTTGCTTTTGTGTTGCCTGTAGCACCACTAGATCCGTAACGTGCATCAGCAAATAAGATACCATTTTCTGTAGTTTGATCTCCGTTGTCTACAAGTGCCCATGTATCTGTAGCTTTCTTGTAGCGATAAATTACAGGATAGTTTTCTAAGTCTGAAGTATCTAACCATAAGTCACCGTCAACTAGTGCAGCACCGTCTGATTGTACAGTTGGTTGACTTGCACTTACAATTGGTCCGTTTACATCAGTAGGATCAGTTAGCGAATATACTGGGCTAGTACTGTCTTTATAGCCTACCCATACACTACCGTTATTGATCATAACATCAACTTCGTCAACAATTGAATTGTACCATAATGTTCCCTCAGTTGAAGCTTGTGTAACTTCTGTAGCAGATGCAGTATAGCTTAATTCTTCCCAGTTACTTGCACGATATTGTTTTTGTACTGCTACACTATTATCTACACCAGGTTCTGCAGAAACAAATCTTGTTCCTGTTTTTGCTGTGTAGTTATATTCTGAAATACCTAAACGAGAAATAACATCGCCGCCTGGGCTATCAGTTCTTTCTGTAAATCTAATTTCTCCGCCAGCGGAATGTTTGATTACAATTCTGTTACTCGAATCTACTTCAGCATTTACATACGGTATTTTAGCACTTGTAATTGCTTCAGCAATTGCTGCTGCTAAAGCTGTAGCATCTAAACTGCCTGGAAAATCGATACTTGTTATACCCGGTGCTGTTGCACCACTGAAAGTATCTGATCCTGGAGATGTTGATTCAATATCAAATTTGTAATTGCCTAATGGAAAACTAGTTGTGTCTATTATTCCTGAAGTAACTGTTGTTGCTCCAACTGCTCCTCTACGTAATACTTTAAAAGTTGCTAAAGGAACTGTATCTCCTGCAACATTACTGTTTACATACAAGTCGCCGATGTTTAAAGAATCACCGCCGCCTGTTCTATCTAACTCTAATAAAGCAGCTTCTGCTGTAGGATAAATTGGAGCTTCAACAGAATCCCATAGTGCTGTATTTGAATTCCAAAGTTTTACTCTCCAGCGAGCACCTAAATTAGGAGTAGTAGTTTTTAACCAAACACTACCTGTTGCTCTACCATTATATCCTGAAGTTGTTTTAAAGCTATCAGGAACATTTGTGTGCTTACTAATTTGTAATAGTGGGGGTAAATATGTTCCGGCTGTTATGCCTAATTCTGTAAGTGCTACTATATCTCCACCTGTGCCTGCTGCAATAACAATTTCGCCTGCTTGTGTACTGTCGCCTGATCCTGAGCTTGTACCATCGCTGTATAACTCAAGTTCGCCGTTTACTTCTTCTGCACTAACGCCTGAAATTGATAAGCCATTAATTGTAGTAGCTAATGTAGCAATACTACCACTAACGTTCACTGTAGTACCGTTAATTGTCATTGTCGCACTTGTAAGTGTTCCTGTAGTTTTAGAACTTGTAATAGTTGGCCAAGATTCTTGCCAACCGTCGCTACCAACTTCAACCCAACCTGTTGTAGCTCTATACCAAATTCTGTTTATTGTTGAAACTGAAACTACAGCATAATCACCTATTGTGCCTACACTGTTTTTAGGAGCATACGGTGCGCTTCCTGATGTTTGGTTAACATCTGTAATTACCAATGGAACTTTGTTTGTAAATGTTTGACCACCGGTTGTACTTTCTGCGTTGTTATTCCATTCTTGAATACCGTATAATGACGCTGTAGTATCTAACCAATATGTTCCATCTTCTGGATTAGCAGTAGGTGTGTCAGATCTTGGTGTTAGTTGTCCTAAGTCTACATCTGCTCTTACTACCCATGCTCTGTTGCTTACTCCTAAGTACGAGTATGCTGCTTGTAAGCCGTATTCATTTAGTTCAGAACCATGAATTGGACTGTTGTTTGTGTCTACTTGGAATGTAGGATCGCCAAATGTTTCAGCTAGGTCGCGCTGCGATGTAAGCAAATATGGTTTACCAGCATTTGCCTTTAGTGTGCCTACCGCAGTACCCGAACCTGAAGCATTTAATTTATTTTGTGCCGATGCTACAAAAATTACTGGTACTGTACCTGGTTCAGCGGGTGTGTAGAAACTTTCATCTACTACGCTAACCTGTACACCTGGTGATGTTAATGCCATTTTTTATCTCCTGTTGGATGGGTTATCTATTATATGTATTTACCAATTAGCAAGAAAAATATACTACAAACACTGGTAAAAAAGGTACCAAAAAGGTGTGGTAAATACAATATGAGACCTTTATGCAAGTGCGGTAACAGACCTGCTGCTATTAATTATAAAAAAGATGGTAAAACTTACTATAGAAGTTTGTGCGAACGCTGCTTACGTAACGGAATAGGTCATGGTATTCCTAAATGGAAAAAAGCAGGATATATTAAAAAAGATACTTGCGAAAAATGCGGATTTAAATCTAAGCATTCAGAACAATTTAACGTTTTTCATATAGACGGAGATTTAAACAACTGTCGTCCAACTAACCTAAAAACTATTTGTGCTAACTGTCAGCGTATTCTTCAAAAACACGGGGTGCGTTGGAAGCAAGGTGATCTAGTCCCCGATTTCTAAAGATAGTACGAATTAAAGTATCAACATTCTTTTGCAATCTTTTTAAGTCGCCATTGTTATCAATTGTATAATTGCACATCCATTGTTCAATACTCATAGAGCTCGGATCTTCTGTGGGCAAATGATCTGTACGATCTACCCAAATAGCATAATCAAAAATTTCTTCGTTCTGCATTGCAAAGAATTCACGTTTGTTACGCAAACCGCAGTAGATGTTATTTTGTGCAAATAGATTGCGTCCAAGACGTGCTAAATCGTCACGACAATAATCGTGTATCATATTATACCATTCAGTACGATGATTATGGCGATCTGCATAACATTCTTCTTCGTTTGCATATCCGTACTCGTGTTTTAGTTCTTCAAATATAAAAAGCTCTGAACAGAACTTAGAACTTGATTGAAATGTATAACCATACTTTTCTAGCATTTCACAGACGGTATCTTTGCCATGCCTGCCGTGTCCAACAACAAGTAGTTTAGGTAACATAAATTATCCTTTGCACAATATACTTTACAGTATATAGAATAATTACGTTTTTGTCAAGTATTTTTTACTTTTTTTGGCTTGTAGTTCTGCCCAGGCTGCTTCAAAACCAAGTGTGCTATACTCAGCTCGTTCACAATTACCCCATAATCTAGTCATGTAGGAATCATATGTTTTTTCAATATCTTTTTCGCTCCATGATTCTGGGATAAGGTGACCTTTAACCATCCAGTACAAACGATTTGCTTCTTTGTGTTGAAAGTATGTCATACTGTATTTACAGTATGTTTAGATTATAGCGTTAACATTAACCAATAGTAAAGCCGTAACCTACACCGCCTGCTACCTGTTGAATAACTTCTTGCTCAAGTTTTTCCATCTCTTGCATTGCTTCATTTTTAAGATCATTACCGTTAAGCGTTGATCCTCCTTGTGGGCCTGCAATAGTAGCAAATTTTGAACGTGCTTCACCTAGCATATATTTGCAACTAGCAAGTGTATAATCTTTAATCCATTGTTTTGCTAAGTAATCGCTCAACAATTCACTGTTAGGGCGATAGTTATATGCATAAAGCAATAAAGTTTCGTCTGTTCTAGGACGCTGTAACAATGTCAATTTTTTAGTTGTAGAGTTCCATTTAAATTCAATAAAACTTCCAAACATACGTCCAACAAGTTCTTGATACTGCGAGAACAGATCGTACGTTGCTAGGCCGCCCATGTTACTAGTAGATAACAGATATGTATTTGTATATGCAAGGTTAAACGGTTCAAACAATGTTCCGCCATCGCCGCCGCCTGTTCTAGAACCTATACTTCTACGAAAAAGTCTACGCACTTCGATAACTTCATTTGGCAGAGTATATTCGTTTACATCTTCTATAGTTTCCATAAACAAGTATGATTCTTCAACTGCATTGTCACTTCTTTGTCTAAATCGTGTTAAGGCTTTGTCTAATGCAGTTTCGTAATGAACTGGATCAAGTTCAACATCAATCATACCACCGCCCAGCATAGTATGAACGTAGTCAAAAATTTCTTGTTTTTGTGTTGCTAAGTCTGCCATATATAGTTCTCCGTACTACTATTTATCATAGCATAAATATGTATATGCCAAGACTAAGTTTATATAAACCAGAAAAGGGTAAAGATTACGAGTTTCTAGACAGACAAATTCTAGAAATGTTTACTGTAGGCGGAACTGACGTTCATATATACAAATATACAGGAACTGATGACGGAACTACAGTAAAGGATCATACTCAAATACAAGATGTACTATTTTTAGAAAATAGAGATAGAAAATATGATCCGGATATCTACCGTATGCGCTGTATATACAACGTGCAAGATATTGATTTTGATTTAAGCCAGTTTGGTTTGTTTTTAAGTAACGACACACTGTTTATGACTATACATATAAGGAGTAGTGTAGAAACTTTAGGTAGAAAAATAATGCCTGGAGATGTTTTTGAGTTACCTCATCTTATTGATGAATATGCAGAAAACAATTACGATGTAGGACTAAAAAGGTTCTATGTAGTAGAAGACATTAATAGGGCAGCAGAAGGCTTTTCACAAACTTGGTACCCACACTTATATCGTGTGAAATTAAAACAAATATACGATGGTCAAGAATACAAAGATATTTTAGATTTACCGGCTGAGGAAGAAAATCCTAGTGGTAACACTCTGAGAGATATACTATCTACTTACGAAGCAGAAATGAATCTTAATAATGCTGTAATTTCTGAAGCAATAACTAATACAGAAAAAAGCGGATATGATATCAGTCATTACTATAGTGTTAGTGTAAACGAAGAAGGAAAAGTAAATCTAACAACCTTAAAAGATGCTGACGGATTAAGCATCATGGAACCGCCAGACAGGGCTGGTTATAGGGGTTATATAATAGGTGACAGAACTTCGCCAAACGGAGATGTATTTGGCTTTGGTGTAGCATTTCCTAATGCGCCTCAAGACTTTGATTATTTCTTAAGAACAGATTTTTTACCTAATAGACTATTCCAATTTAAAAACAATAAGTGGAACAAGATATACGATGTTTCTCGTGCAGAAGTTTATGGTAGTGATTTAACAAACACACAAAAAGGCACGTTTATCAATAATACAAATACAAACAACATTGGCGGCGAACAAGTTGAAGAGCGTCAAGGACTTTCTAAAGCACTACGACCTAAGGCAGACAACTAATGCAACATTTTTACGATGCACAAATAAGAAGATACCTTGTTCAAATAGTAAGACTGTTTGGACAATTTAGTTATCAAGACGGTAAAGGCAATAAAGTACAGGTACCAGTAACTTATGGTGATTTAACTAGACAAGTTGGTTCAATTATTAGAGATAACTCAGAAAACAAAATACCAAGTGCACCTAGGATGGCTGTTTACATTACTGGCCTAGAAATGGATACTACAAGATTAGCAGACTCCAGCTATATTAACAAATTAAATATTAGAGAACGTGCTTTAAATGCTGCAGGTGATGAATATTTAAATAAAGCGGGAAAAAATTATACAGTAGAACGTATTATGCCTACACCTTATACATTGTCAGTAAGTGTAGATATTTGGAGCACTAATACAGATCAAAAGTTACAAATAATGGAACAAATTTTAATGTTGTTTAATCCTAGTTTAGAAATACAAACTACGGATAACTATGTTGATTGGACTAGTTTGAGTGTCCTTGAAATAGATAACATTAATTTTAGTAATAGAACAATACCCACAGGAACAGACTCTGAAATAGACATAGGAACTATTGGGTTGAAAACACCTATATTCATAAGTCCTCCTGCAAAGGTTAAAAAATTAGGTGTTATTACAGAAATTATTACAGCTATTTTTAATGATAACGGTTTAGAAGTAAATATCCAAGATGACGCTTATGCTCAAAGTTTAATTCAACAAAAACTTGTAGACTCAAATGAAGGCACTGAAACTCAACAAGGGCCTAGAGCTTCGTTGACCACTGAGGATGCTCTAGTAGCAACCAGCTATCAGAATTATGATATTGTAGTATTAGGTAATAAGGCTACATTGTATAAAAATGGAGTTGCAACAACTGACACTTGGACCGGATTTATTGCTGCGCAACCATTTAAATTTGAACCAGGGCTAACAGAGTTAAGATTACAGCGTAACAACGATCTTGATATAATCATAACTATAGATAAAATTAATCCTGATAACGAATCGGAATTATTATTACTAGATGCAGATTCAGAAACCCTGCCTTCAAATACAATCATTTCAGGACCAGGTGGTGATAAAACATATGTTGAGTATATAATTGATCCGCAAAGATTTGACCCAAAATCAATTCAAGATTCATCAACATATGTAAGACTACTATTATTAGGTAACATAGGTAATGTTAATAATACAGACGGTGCTGCTGCGTGGAAAAACAACGATAATACAGACTTTGTAGCAAGTGAAAATGATATTATTGAATGGGATGGCAACCGTTGGAATATTGTTTTTGATGCAAGCGAAACAAGTTCTGAAGCGTTTGTTCTTAATGCGAATACAGATACACAATACAAATGGACTGGGGAAATTTGGATATTATCGTACGAAGGTGAATATCCAAATGGCACGTGGCGTTTCGCATACTAACATAATTAATTATATGAAGGATATAGTTTGTAGCGGTGCATTGTTTTATGCATTAGATCAAAAAAGATTTTTATTTTTACACAGAGCAAATAACAAACGAAATAATGTTTGGGGACTTGTTGGCGGCACCAATGAAGGTAAAGAAACACCTTGGGAAGGCTTACGTAGAGAAATTACCGAAGAAATAGGTGAAATAGAAATTAAAAAAACTATACCTCTAGAAACTTTTGTTAGCAATGATACAAAATTTCATTTCCATACATACTTGTGTTTAGTAAAAAACGAATTTATTCCTAAATTAAACAGCGAACATGACGGATATGCATGGGTTAGTTTTGGATTATGGCCTAAGCCTTTGCATTATGGTTTACAGAATACCTTGACAAGAAAAAGTAATATAACAAAATTAAAAACAGTATTTGAAGTAATAGATTTGGTAAACTAATGGACAATATAAAAGAAAAAGAATGGGGGTATGAGCTTGTCTGGGCAGACAACGAATATTATTGTAGTAAAATATTAGTGTTTGAAAAGGAAGGTATGAAAACTCAATTGCACTTTCACAAAGACAAACACAAAACCTGGTTTGTTAATGCAGGTAAATTTGAAGTACAGTGGGTAGATCCTAAAGACGGTAAGGCATATTCTAAGGAGCTGCCTGAAGGTTCGGTATTTGACATTCCTCCATTATTTCCTGTCACATTAAAAAGTTTATTACCCAATAGTGCTATGGCAGAAACTAGCAATAACAATATAGATGATGACTATTATAGGTTAAACTAATGTTAAGAATAAGTCAATCCAAACAATTTAAAAAAGACTTTGCACGATATAAACGAGATATTGAAAAAATTTCAAATGACCGTGTAAAAGAGGAATGCAATGCTATCTTAAACAAATTGCTTAATGAATGTAGTTATATCGATGCTGTCCACGATGTAATCAACAAGTCGATTGATCCTACTAAGGTTAGAGAAAATATCGAACATAGTATTGTTCTACGTCAAAAATTAAATAAAATAATTAAAGATTCTAAAAATTAAATTAAACTTAATCTTTTAATAGTAATAGGACCTACCATTGGAGCATGAGACTGACATTGGTATCTATAGTTTCCGTTTAAAGTTTCTGGTATTCTCCAATATAACGTTCCGCTATCTTTTCCCTGGGCGTCTTCTCCGGTGCTAACAGTTCCATCTGTTGCAACATGAACTAATCCTGTATTATACGGATCTCCAATTGGGCTTTGTATTTCAAAAGGATGTCCGGGTACTGCTGTTAAATCAAAAGCAATAGTTGTGCCCGAAATAGCATATATATTTGGATTACTTCCTGTATAATGACTATTAAATGTATAAGAACTGGTTCCTACATTGTCTACTCTTAACATAACAATAGCAGGTTCGTATACTTTATCTACTGTAAGATTTGCGCTAGATGAATCTGTTAATTCTTGAAATGATATACTAGAACCAGTACTAGTTATAGTAAGTGTATCTGTTCCACTATTAGTTGTTATTGAAATGCCTGCACCTGCTGCAATATTAAGTGTATCTGTTATAATATCTGCCTGTAATGTATTTTGACCTGTAACAGCAATATTAGAAAATGCATTTTGATTAACTTCGCCGCTACCGCCACCACTTACTGTACCTGGTTTCCATAGGCTGTTTGCATTATCCCAAACTAAACTTTGTCCGTCAGTAGGGGCAACACTTGTTGTATCAACATCGTTAAGAGAATCTATGCTTGCAGATGATAGCGTAACAATTGCGTTATAACTAACAACGTTCCATGCTGCTCCGTCATACTCCCAAATGGTATCATTTTCGGTGTATGTATCGCCTTGTGTAGGACTATTTGGAAAGTTTATTGCTGCCATAATTTACCTATTCTATCCGTATGTATTTGAACTTGCAATCACTGTCCATGCGTTGCCTGTTCTGATTAATGTAAAACTTACTATATCTAGTTTATTACTTGTTCCTGCAGGAGCACTTCCCCCTATCCAATTTATAGTTTGCGTAACTCCGTCAATTTGTGCACCTAAACTCATATAAGGTGTAGATCCTTGATCTAATATAAGTGCAATACTTACAGTTCTATTATTTGTGGTAGGCACATTGGTAAAGTTAGCAATGAAATTTCCTGCAATGTTAGTATGAGAAAAAACTGCGGAAGAGGAAAGATCATGCACAACAGTGCTTGTAGCATTTGCTAGGCTTGTTACTATTTCTGTAGTTGAGCCAAATGTAGTTGATCCTGTTAGAGTAATATTTTGGTAATTTGTAGGAAGGTTAGTAAAATTATCATAATTTAGATAATATGTTCCTTCTTGTCCGTCTAAAGTGTCTGCATCTGTTCCTGATCCACCGCTGGTAATGTCAGCAGAAGGTATCCAGTTTGTTCCATTCCATTTTAGTACTTGACCGGTTTCTGGCGCGGCTGTTTCAGTATCAACATCAGACAGATCATTTATAGATGTTGCTAGCGTAGGAAGGTTTGTTAAATCATTATAGTCGCCACTAAATGTTGGCATTGCAGGTTGAACCCATTGACTACTATCTGCGTCTTGAATATAGATGTATAATTTTCCGTTAAGTGTATTGAGCCACAAGTTCCCTACACTAGGATCTGACGGTGCTGATGCACCTATGTCTACACTTGCTCCGCCGCCGGAGTTTGATAATTCATCTAACCTTGCTAGTGCTATCCAAGATCCTGTTTCTGAAGCAAAATATCCTCTATCTTCGGATTCTACATATGCAAACATTCCTACATTATTAGATGCTGTAGGTAAATCATTTACTGTTGCATAAGATTCCCAGGAAATATCTTCATTTGACAAATTTAAATTTGATAAGTTAACGTTACTTAGATCCGCTCTTGCTATTTCGAATCCACTAACATCTTTACCGCTGTATACACGTAAACTGCTTGTTTCTCTATTGAAGAATACTTCACCACTAGATCCTACGTTTCGATCTAAAAAATCGCCCGGTCTTGGTATAATTCGTATTCTATCTACTATTGGTGCTGATGACATGAGTTGTTATTCCTAGTTAAATATATTTATCAGTATAAGTCAAACGATATGCCGTTATATCTACTTCGCTGATAAGTACAATAAACCAAGATTATAGGAGTGAATATGGATTTTAAAAACATTACTTTTGGTAGCGATAGCAGATCATTATTAATTGACGGTGTTAACGCCCTTGCTGATGCAGTAAAAGTTACGCTAGGTCCTAAAGGAAAAAATGTTGTTATACAAAAGACTCACGGTGCTCCATTAGTCACCAAAGACGGAGTATCTGTAGCTAAAGAAATTTTTCTTAGAGACGACATTAAAAATATGGGAGCACAGATGGTTAAAGAAGTTGCCGCTAAAACAGCAAGTGTTGCAGGCGACGGAACAACAACTGCTACTATTCTAGCACAGAATATTGTAAAAGAAGGTATGAAGTTTGTTACCTCTGGAATGAATGCCATGGACCTTAAAAGAGGTATAGATACTGCAACCGCAGAAATTATCGAAGAACTAAAAAAAATGTCAGTTCCGTGTACTACGCTAGAAGATATCACAAAGGTAGCTTCCATATCTGCTAACTCTGACGAAACCATAGGAAAGTTAGTAGCCGAGGCCGTCAATAAGGTAGGGAAAGACGGAGTTGTTACAATTGAAAACGGAACTAGTCTAACAGACGAATTAGAAATAGTAGAAGGTATGCAATTTGATCGAGGATACCTCTCGCCTTATTTTGTAAACACAGCAGAAAAACAATTAGCAGTGTTAGAAGATCCGTATATATTAATTTGCGATCATAAAATTTCTACTGTACAAGAATTAGTTCCTATACTCGACGAAGTTGTTAAAGAAGGACGATCATTGGTAGTAATTGCCGAAGACGTTGACGGGGAGGCATTATCAACTCTAGTAGTTAATACTGTTAGAGGAAACTTAAAGGCTTGTGCAGTAAAAGCACCGGGATTTGGTGATAGGCGTAAGCATATTTTACAAGATATTGCTATACTTACAGGCGGAACACTAATAAGTAGCGAGCTAGGTACAGGATTATCTTCAATTAAGCTATCAGATTTAGGTCAATCACACAAAGTAGAAGTTGGTAAGGAAAATACTGTAATTGTAGGCGGACATGGAAATTCTGATAAAATTAAAGATCAAATCGAACACATTCAGGCATCAATAGCTGAAGTAACCGCAGAATACGACAAAGAAAAATTAAAAGAACGTGCAGCTAAACTAGCAGGCGGTGTTGCAGTTATCAAAGTAGGTGCTGCAACCGAAGTTGAAATGAAAGAGAAAAAGGATAGATTTGATGATTCTTTACATGCTGCAAAGGCTGCGGTCGATGAAGGCATTGTTCCAGGCGGCGGTACTGCATTACTTAGAGCTAAAACTGTATTAAAAGATTTAAAAGGAAAAAATAGCGATCAAGATGCTGGAATACAAATTGTTGCACTTGCTGCTGAAGCACCCTTTAAACAAATATTAATCAATGCTAGCGTAAGTCCTGATATTATTATATCCAAAGTTATTGATGAAGAGAATGATGTAGGTTATAATGTCTCAACTAGTGAAATTGGTAATATGCTAGACATGGGTGTAATTGACCCTACAAAAGTAGTAAAAACCGCATTGATTAATGCGGCTTCTATTGCTGGATTATTACTTACAACTGAATGTGCAATATCTTTTGACAATGACGATAAGTCTTAAGGTATCCAATTATAATTAATTATTATTCTATAATCTGTATTGATTGGTGAAGTACTTGAATGGTAGTTTAGACCGTTAAATATTACAAATCTATCAGCCTTTGGTGTTACTGTTTCTTTAATAGTAAATTTACGGTCTTTACTCCAATCAAAGCTCGGTGTTTCGAGCTTTGAATCCCTTTGCTCATTATAAAATAAAGTATCTCCGTCGCTGTCGTTAACATAATAAAGTCCGGTCATATGCTCATCGTCCCAGTCGACATGTGGCGCATGTGTAACTGGATAAGGGGTTCTAGTAGTAAGTCCTGCTCGAATTCTTACAAGTTTACTCATAGATAAATTATTTTGATGTAATGCATTTATTAGTACCGCTTGTGCTAGATGCATAAGTGGACTCATTATTTCTCCATGGTTATAAATTATGTTTACCCAAGAAGGGTCGTAAGGTTTATAATCTACATTGTCGTGTTGATTATATGCTGTACTTTTTAAATAAAACCAAGGAAGATCAAGCATAAGATTTTCTATATGCGCAGCATTTGCCGGTGTTGTCACGTTGTCTAAAACTATCACTATTAAATCCTTCTGTTAAAGCGTTATATAAATATTTATATGTTGTTCAAGAAGAGAGAAATAAAAATTGTTTTTAAGACGTTTGATCCGTTTGTGCTAAAAAATTTAGCACCGTCACAGCGTAAAAATAAACATCCAGACTGGTTTAAAAACACTCCGCCCTTTCAAGAAGGCGGATCAGTGTCTAGCAATTTTGATAGTATACCTGCTCCTACTATTAGAAGATGTCCTGCATTAAATGATTACTTTTCTACCGGAGTTACAGTTCCAAATTGGACTGATCTTGAATTTTTTGTCGACGGTCCGAAAAGATCAATCGAATGGAGATATTCAAATGATTACCAATCAATGGAGCTAGTTCAGCCGCACGATTCAAGTCAATTTCCCACGTTATCTAAAAAATACATGCATGCCAAAATAATTAGTCCTTGGATTGCTGAGTGTAATTCAGATATAAATTGGTTGCTAACAAAACCTAGTTATTTTTCCGAGTTTGACGATCAAGATGTTATCTTCTGCGACGGTGTTGTACAATTTTATAACAACTTTGTTACAAATGTAAATTTATTTTTTCCGATACGAGATTCAAGTTACACAGTAAAATTTACAGCAGGAGAACCATTTCAGAAGTATATAGCACTCACCGAACAACCAATAAATATTGCTACTGAGTATTGCACCCAAGAATATTATGATTTAGCAGCGATGAAGGGTAGAAAAATTTCATATCATCTAGGAACGCTGTATAATATTTTTAAAAGAAATAACCGTAAGGAGAAAGACAATGGCAACAAAAAAAGTTAATGGAGTAACATATCAAATACCTCCAGGCACAGAACACGTTTGGACTCCCCCAGAAGATGTTGTAGTTACCCCGCCGCGTGATGAAGTTGACGTTGCGGATGCTATTCACGGATTAAGAGTTCAAGGATTAGTTAGAAATCAAGATCAACAAAAAGTTGAAGAGTTATCTGACGGTCTTGGTTTGCTTTGGACAAATTTTAAAGCAGGAAAATCTAGTAAAGATCAATTAACTAATCAACTTAGTGCATTTAGAAATAACAATTTGGTAAACGTAGAAGGTATAGACGATATTACTGTTCAGATCTTTGAAACAGTGATTATAAAAATATTAATGGAGAGCAATCTGTGATCAAACCTGTCCAAAGAATTTTAATAGTCGGTGGAGGAAGCGCAGGTTGGATGAGCGCAGCTGCCTTAATAAAGGCATATCCTGAAAAGGAAATACTAGTTATTGAAAGTCCTGATGTGCCTATTGTCGGAGTAGGCGAAAGCACACTAGGAGGCATTAATGACTATTGTAAGTTTTTAGGTATAGATGAAAAAGATTTTATGACTTACACTGATGCTAGTTATAAAATGAGTATAAAATTTACTGACTTCTACGAAAAAGATGCTGGTGGATTTCATTATCCATTTGGAAGACCGCTTACTCAAGATACAGCCCACGGAATGGATGATTGGTTAGTTAAAAAAGCATTATATCCGGATACTCCTCTTAACGATTTTGTACAGTGCTTTTTTCCAGGAGCAGCATTATGGGATGAAAACAAATTTTCACTAAACAAATATGGGATGTTTGACAACTACAACCCAGACAATGATGTTGCTTATCATTTTGATGCTACTAAATTTGGCGCCTGGCTAAGAGAAAGATACTGTAAGCCAAGAGGTGTAGTTCACATACAAGCAACTGTTGTAGATATTAAAACAAATGACAATGGCATCGAAAAACTAATATTAGATTCCGGTGATGAAATAAGTTCAGATCTTTACGTCGATTGTACAGGATTTAAAAGCCTGTTGTTAGGAAAAGCACTAGAAGAACCGTTTATTCCATATAACGATATGTTACCCAACAACAGAGCCTGGGCTACACGAGTGCCATATAAAGATAAAGAAAAAGAATTAGAGCCGTTTACTAATAGCATTGCTATTGAAAACGGTTGGGTATGGAATATTCCTAGCTGGGAAAGATTAGGTACAGGTTATGTATACAGTGACAGATTTGTTACTCCGGAAGAAGCACAAGAAGAATTTAAACGCCACTTAATGAGCGATAAAATGATTTGTCCTCGCACAAGAGAAGAAGTAGATGCCTTAGAGTTCAAAGATATTCAAATGCGAGTTGGTATACATGAAAGAACTTTTGTAAAAAATGTAGTAGCTATAGGATTATCTGCTGGATTTATTGAGCCGCTGGAATCAAACGGACTATACACTGTACACGAATTTCTTTTCAAGCTAATAAAAACTTTAGAGCGGCCAGCTATTACGCAATGGGATAAGGACGTATATAACTCAGCAGCATTTGGCATGTGGAGAAACTTTGCACAGTTTGTTGCAATGCATTATGCATTAAGTATAAGAAACGATACAGAATATTGGAGGGCAAATGCAAACAGAACATATTCTCCAGGAATGCCAACACTAGAGCCAGAAACTGCAATCGGATTTTATAGATTACAAGGTTCTAAAATGTTTGAGTATACCCATAATTCTGATATTGCAGGAATTAACTGGATTAGTGTAGGTATGAACTATTTTGTTTCAGACAAAACAACAATTGAAATGCGACAAAATACTACCGGAGAAAATTTTAGAATATCTTATGATCCGATTTTTAGAATGTGGGAAGAAAGAAAAGCTCGTTGGAGAGAGACAGCAAAGAACTGCCCAAGTTTATATCAGTATCTTAAAGATAATATTCATAATAATGAAGGACAGGAGTAACAATGTTAATAAACAATATTTTTTCTGGCAGATTAGAGCCATCTGCTACAGTGGGCGGATGCATTGATATATTCGAAAATGCATGGCCCGACCCTGAGTTAACAATTGCTAGAATTGAACAAGAATGTTCAGATGTTAATTCAGGTGTAGGCTGGAGTAGAGCAGGAACTGTTGGTCAAGGTCATCGACAGAATGCACGAACAAACCTAGGGCTAGGAGTTACGTTAGCCGGCGAATCTGTAGACAGTCAAGCAATGAAAGATATACACAATCAAATGTATTTCTTATTATTAGCAACAACTATTCCTTATACAGAAAGATATGAGATGAATGAATACTTGTATCATGAACAATATCAAGCATTAAAGTACAGAGGCGGCGAAGAATACAAAGCTCATTATGACGGTGGTACAATGTCAGGGAGAGCTGTTAGTGCTGTTGTTTACTTAAACGATGATTATGTAGGCGGTGAAATAGAATTTCCCAACTTTAAAATAAAACTTAAACCCGAAAAAGGAATGCTAATTTTATTTCCTTCTAATTTTGCTTATAGACACATTGCACATCCAGTTACCGAAGGAACAAAATACAACTTGGTAACATGGATACATGATCGTCCAATCGAAGGTTAAGTTTAATGGATAATGTTGTATTTTTTAAAGAAAATAAGTATGTAGAAGTAAAAAATGTATTAACTACAGAACTAATTAATATCGCAACTACATATGCATTGCTGGATGAAAGAAACGACCTCTCATTAGAAGAAGGAGACACTCCGCAAATCCTTAATTCTCACAGTAAATATGCAGATACACTAATGGAAAGTTTTTTATTGTATTTGCAACCTATATTAGAAGAAAATACAGGCTTAGAATTATTGCCAACTTACTCTTATTATAGAGTATATAAACCAGGCGCAGATTTAAAAAAACATATAGATCGCCCTGCTTGTGAAATTTCAACAACTGTATCCTTAGGATTTGATTATAAAGGATCAGACTACAATTGGCCTATATTTGTAGGTGATAGCGAATGTTCTATGAATCCTGGAGATCTTGTAATTTACAGAGGCTGCGAAGTTGAACACTGGAGGGAAGTTTTTGAAGCACCTGAAGGATCATGGCATGTACAATTCTTTTGTCATTATGTTGATGCAAACGGGCCAAATAAAGATTGGAAATTTGATCAGAGACCGTTTATTGGTTACGACAGGGAAGGTAAAGTACATAAAATTGTAAGCAAGTATTATTATCCAACTAAAAAATATTTAACGTTCACAGGGTAAAATGAATGATAGAGGTGTTCGATAACTTACTTACTAATGACGAAAGTGAGCATATTGAAGCTTTTTTGTCAGACCCTAAATTTCCGTGGTTCTTGTCTGTAGAGGACAATCACTACACTACTAGTAAAGAAAACATAATAAGAAACAGTAATCAGTTTTCTAAAGAAGCTGTATTATTAGGTCATACGTTTTATTTAGACACTCAAAGAAATTCAGAAAATTATTTGCTTTCTGATTTTATACTTAATAGATTTTTAGATCGAACTAATATTGGATTTCAAGCTCTAATAAGATCTAAAGCAAATCTACAAATGCCTGCGGATACTGATAATACATATTTGTATACTACACCGCACATTGATAGCTTCGATAATCACAAAGTTCTTATTTACTATGCAAATAACAATGACGGCAATACTTATATCTTTAAAGATCATAACCTAGGTCAAGTGCAGCAACAAATAGAGTCAAGAAAGGGAAGATTCGTTTTATTTGATGGTGATTTATTTCATGCAGCAGGACATACTAAAAATTCTGCTTTCAGATTAAACGTAAACTTTAACATACAAATATGAAAAGTAAAATTGAAGATTTTATAGGTATATATGAAAATGATATAAAGCTAGGCATTTTTGGTGATAGTACAGCAGACCCAGTTGAGTGGTTAAACCACAGTTGGGTTGAATTATTAGCAAAAGAATATAAATTTACAAATTTTGCTAAACAAGGTAGCTCACTACTTTATACATATAACAATATTTGTATTGAACACCATCAATTTGATAAAATAATTGTATTCATTCCTCCTGTTGGTCGTCTTTGGGCGCCTAATTGTCTTATAAATCAGCATTTCTTAAATCACAGAACAGTAGAATTATATTACGAAAATGCAGATTATTCTGATAGAAAAATATTAGATTCAATAAAAAATTATTTTATATATGTATCAACGTTTGAAAAAGAAATTTTGCAGCATAACGCAATAGTAGATAGTATAAAGTGTAAAATTCCAAACGCACTAATTATTCCTGTTACTAAACATTCGATAGAAAATTTTGAAGGTGTTTGTATGCACGACATAAGTATAATTGATTATGAATTTTATAATGTACATCCGTATACTCCAGATTTTGGAAGGACTTGCCATATGAATAAAGAAAATAATCAAATTTTTTATCAAAAGATAAAACAATGGTTAGATAGCAATGATTTTATTTTATCTATAGATGATTTTACAACTCCAGTAGAGACAAAAGAGGAACTATTTCCAAATGAAAAATATTGATCAAAATTTTAAATTTGTAATTGTTGGTGGCGGAAGCGCAGGTTGGATTTCTGCTCTTTTTGTTAGAGCAAACTTTCCTAATAGTAAAATCACTGTAATACAAAGTAGCGAAATTGGAATATTAGGTGCAGGCGAAGGAACTACTCCTCACATAATAGATTATCTAGACGAAATCGGTGTTCCTATTAGTAGACTCGTTAAAGAAGCCAAAGCAGTTCTTAAAAGCGGAATAAAATTTTCTAATTGGAACGGTGATAGAAAATATTACTATCACTCTTTTATGGATATACCAGATTTAGACCATACAATTGCTAGCGAGCTAAATCACACTAGATATCCTTTATTAGACTTAGAAGTAATTGCAAACAGAGGTTCATTAGACGACATTGGATTTAATGCATTAGCTAGCGACAGAAACTGTGTTAGATTTGTTCCAAATGCAGATGCTACAAATAAAGATTTAGATCCCATTTTACACTTTACTAGACTAGGGAGAACATCATTACACTTTGATGCTAATCTACTAGCAGAATGTTTAGAAGGCATAGGTAAAGAAAGAAATATCGAAGTTATTGACGGCATTGTTTCTGATTTTACATTGGATAACAATGGTAATATTGTAACTGTTAATATCGGAGAAAGACAGATTAAGTCAGACTTTGTATTTGACTGTTCGGGATTTAAACGATTAATTATAGGTAATTTATATAAAACTCCTTGGAAAAGCTATAAAGACTATCTTCCGGCAAAGCGAGCTATGCCATTTTTTATCCCGAATAATTCTCAAGTTATTCCTCCATACACCGATTCAACTGCAATGAAGTGGGGGTGGATGTGGAAGATCCCTGTGCAGGGAAGATTTGGATGCGGTTACGTTTATGACAGTGACAGAGTAACTGACGATGAAGCTAAATTAGAATTAGATCAAGAAATTGGTTTTGAAGTTGAAGTTCCTAGATTAATAAACTTTGAACCAGGACGATACGAAAAAATTTATGAAAAAAATTGTTTAGCTATTGGATTAAGTTCAGGATTTATCGAACCCTTGGAAGCTACATCTATTTGGACATCTTTAATGATGCTGAATGCATGGATTGAAAATCCATCTGCTATTACACACGATGATGAGTTGGCAAGAGATAAAGTAAACAAACGCCACACTGATATGAACGATAATACTTTAGGATTTGTATACTTTCATTATATAACAAAAAGAGAAGACACAGACTTTTGGAAAAAATTTACTGTGGACAACAAAATACCAGAATCATTGCAGAAGTTAATAGAAGAATCAAATCATACTATACCAAGCTATGATATGTTCTCAAATATCGGACTAGACTGGGCTGCAAAAAGTTTTCTTGCCTGTGGAAATGGACAAAAGTTTTTTAATCCAGAACATGCTAAAAAATTATTTGAATCTTTCTACAATGGTAGACGAAAAGACGAATATGATCTTTTAAAATATCAATATTTTAAAAATTTAAATTTAAATTTACCTTTAGTTACTGATCATTATTCGTTTATAGAATATTTAAGGAATAACTAATGATTGCTACAGTAGGTAATATACTTCCAAAAAAATTAGAAAATGACATCGAACATGTTGTTACAGAAATACCGTATTATTACGGATCTAATACTTCATATGGTAAAGAAGATCCGTTTTTTGATCATTACTCTAAACTTACACAAAACATTAATATTGTAGAGAACGGACAGTTTGTACATTCAGTTTTAGACGAAGGAGTAATTGTTTCTAATTTACACGGACTCTTATATCCTGTTTTATATCAATTCGCCGATAAAGCGGGAATTACTGTTAATGCTATTACTAGAATAAAGATTAATCTTTTATTACGAGATAAAACGTTTAAAGAATTTAACTATAATTTTCCTCATTCTGACAGAGGTAACGGAGAGAAAGTTTTTATATATTATGTAAATGATAGTGACGGTGATACTGTCATGTTTAACGAGTATGATGATTACAAAACTATACCCGATACATTTACAATTGTAGATAGAATTACACCTAAGAAAGGTACTGGTGTATTTTTCGAAGCAAATAGATTTCATGCTAGTTGTAATCCTGCAATTTCTCAACATAGATATATTATAAATTACAATTTCAAATGATATTAAAAAATGTTTTAAAAGATAACGATTACTATAACCTGAGTCAATTATTGTCAGGAGTAGATTTTCCTTGGTATTATCAACCTGACATTGCGTTTACGAACTTTGATGATCATACAAATGATCCAAATGTTTTTTCAAGCTACGGTTTTACTCATGTAGCATGGGATTGTGATCACGGCAAAGTTTCTGATGTTATACACTTAATTTCTCCAATTGCTGAAAGTTTTGAAGAAACAACTAGAATTAAAATCAATAACTTTCTTAGAATTAAAATAAATCTTCAGACTCCGTTGATAGACTATACATATGATAACTACAATGGCGCTCACATTGATAGGTTCGAACCACATAAAACGATTATATATTATGTAAATGATAGCGACGGTGATACTGTTATTTTTAACAACATATACGATCCTAATGATAAGACTACATGGCATCTGAATACAGACTTAAAAATTAAAGAAAAGATAACTCCTGTTGCAAACTCTTTATACTATTTAGAAAACGGATTAACTTACCATTCAGGTAGTAATCCTATCAAGTCGCAAAGAAGAATAACAATTAATATTAACTTTAATTAACATGAATGATATAATAATAGATAAATGGTTTTCAAATCCTGTATGGGAAACATCGATAGATATTAACAATGCTGATCTTATTGATTATGCATATGATTTAAAATCTAAAAAATCTGGAATTCAAAAGTCAAACAGAGGAGGATGGCAATGTGCTGATATAGAAAATCCTCCAGTAGAATTTACTCGTCTTATAGATACAATTAATGAGACATTAATTAGAGTACACGAGACTATGGGATTAAAGAAAGAATTTCCGTCTTATGTAACAGAAAACTGGATTAATATTAATCAGCCTCAAAGTTATAACCTTAGACATTTGCATCCTAGAAGTTTGTTTAGCGGAGTATATTATACCAAGGTTCCAGAAGGTGATTGCGGCGATATTATTTTTTATAGAGATAATCTTATGCTTAGTTATTTGCCAAGTTATATCGTTGAAACATGGAATGATCTTACAAGCGGTACTGCTACATATAAGCCTAAAGAAGGAATGTTGCTAATATTTCCTAGTTGGCTTGAACATTCTGTAACTGCTAATTTTACAAACGAGGATAGAATTAGTATTAGTTTTAATACTAATTATGATTTTTAATCACTTTTGAATTAAATGCTATAGAAACTCGTGAAGTATTTGGGGCAGTAGTACGAACATAATGTTCTAGATGAGATGGAAATATTATTAAGTTTCCTGCTTTAGGAATAGTTCTATAATTATGCGAATTAAATGCATTAAACTCTTTTACTAATATTGGGTGAATGCTATGACAAAGACCCTTATCAGGATTTGTAAAAATTAAATCTCCACAGTTATTGTCTGCTATAACATAGTATACAGCCGAAAATACGTTTCCAGGGTGACAATGTACCGAATCAATATTGACGTTATTATTAATGTTTATCCAAGCATCGTTTATAACATGATAATATTCTGCAGACAGTCCTATAGTTTTATGTAATTCATTAAATTTATCTTGTACCATTAATGATAATGATTTTATAGGATCAACACTTAAATCTAGAAAATCAGACTGCATTGCATTTTGTTTTACTACACTGTTTGCATATTCTAGTAAGCTGTTATTGTCAAAATTTAATTGTTCGACTGCTAAAAAATTTGAAAATATTGTCTCTATAACCATCAGATAATTTTCTTGTTTTCTGCATGTCCTAAATTTTGGTCGTTAAACTTATCCATAAATCTAAAATAGGAACTTTTGCTGTATGGAATTTTTAACTCGTCTAATCTTTCTAAAACTTGAGGCTGAACAAATCTACCATAGAATGCTTCTAAATCTTCTCCCCAATTATGTCGAATAACATAATACTCTGCATACGGACACCAAGCAGCATAAACAGCTACTCCTCCTCCACGTTCCAGGATTACTTCCCAAATTTCAACGTCCTCTATATCCATAACCCTATCATAGCTCCAGTCTGGACTAGGAGGTAGGATAACTTTATCCGAATCCATATTATTATCATTCCAAACTTCGTCGCCAAAATCTTTAAATATGTTCTGAGTAGTTTTAAATTGGGGCATGTTATTCCTTACTGATAATTAGTAGACATATGTCTAATAAATTGTGTTTCTGCTGTATTGTACATATTAGTTTGTATTAAATCTATATACGCTGATTCTTCATTAAGCATATCTAGCCCAGCCATACTCCAATTCCATAAGCCTATTGCAGGTGCACCAAAGTTATTTGCTATTTCAAAATAACTTACTAGTTTATTCTGTGACCTTTTTATAATATGTTCAGCAAAGGGGCTAATAATAGAATTTTCTTTTATGTGCTTCCAGAAAGGTGTATCGTTTCTGGGTCCTTGATAATGCATTGATACAAAATCTAAATTTAAATCATAAAAATGGGCTGTTCGTCGATTATATGATTCTTGGTTTTCTTTTGTAATTGTTTTAGATGCATCGATGTCTAAAAAGTCGTTTACAAACAATAATATTTGTGCAACAGTTGTATGAATGGAAGTAGCTTGCAAAGGTTCAACAAAACAACTTGCTAGACCCAAAGACAGTACATTTTTCTCCCAAAACTTTTCTGATCTGCCAGGATCAAATTGAATATTTTTTATAGGAGTAATTTCTCTTTTTAATAATTGTTCTACTTCTTGCTTTGCTTGATCTGCAGATATAAAATTATCGTTGTATACATACCCACAGCCGTGTCTAGTTTGTAAAGGAATATCCCACATCCAACCTGACGACAATGCTGTTGCGGTTGTCCACGGTTTATTTTCAATCTCATTGTCTCTTAATATAAACGGAATTGCTGCGTTACAAGGTAAGTATTTACTATACGATTTCCAGCCTATATTTAATTTTTTCATCAATACCCTAGCAAATCCGCTACAATCGATAAAGAAATCAGCGTCTAGCTTTCTACCATTATCTAAAACAAGTGACGTTACGTGTCCTGTTTCACTGTCTAAAATACTATCTTTAACAGTTGCATCAATATGTGTAACATTTTTTTGAATACATTTTTCTTTAAAGAATTGTCCTACCTTATGGGCGTCAAAATGAAATGCATTAAATATATTATAGTTACGTTCTAATTCGTAATCAAGACCTATTTTAGAAGCTAGATGAGCTTTATCTTTTCCAAATTTGTGTAATGTATATTTAAAGACATAATCATCCATTAACCCGGCTGTGGGGCTTCCGTCAAGGGGGGTAAAAAAAGAAGTATTATTTCCTGTCCAATTACTAAACTTTATGCCTATTTTATTTGTAGCATCGGTTCTAGCAACAAACTCGTTTATATCTATACCAGTATGAAAATATCTTCCTGCTATAAGATCAGTAAAAAATCCAGTAGAACCTTCGCCTGCTCCTATAATTCCTATTTCTGATGAGTCTACAACGGTAATAGTATGACCTGGTCGCGACATACATAATGTATATGCCGCTAACCAACCTGCTGTTCCGCCGCCTAAAATTGTAATCTGCATACTGTTATTTAATTTATTTCTAAATTAAAATAAACAGAATTGACTTATTGATTTTTATATCTAATGACTACTAAACCAGGACCACCTTCGCCAGATTGTGTGTTTGACCAAAAGCCGCCTCCGCCGCCACCGCCTGTATTAGCAGTACCTGGATTCCCCGCGTTAGAACCTGTTCCAGCTTGTCCGCCACCAAAAGCATTTAGTCCGCCACCGTGTGCTCCAGATAGCCCATAGTGACCGTACCCACCGGGACTGTGGGTGCCTGCGCCGCCGCCGCCCGCATAACGAGTGAGTGTTCCTGATATTTGACTTGCTAGTCCTGAGCCACCGGTGCCCATTTCGTTACCGCTAGATGTTGGCTTACCTGAACTACCTGCGCCACCGCCGCCACCGCCGCAGTGAATAGTACTAGAACCAGCTGCCCAACCAAATCCGCCTCCGTGTGCTCCAAATCCTCCTGGGTGTCCTTGTCCAACTGTTCCGCTACCGTAACCGTTTCCTTCCATACTAATATGGTCGTTATTGTTTCCAGTAGGTGTTCCTTGTAGGGTTTCGTTTGGCATTCCTGCTAGCCAAGGATGTGCTGCGCCTTGACTTCCATGACCGCCAGGTGCTTGTGGCCACCAACCGCCTTCGCCACCGGAACCTGGAGCATGTCCTCCTGGACCACCGCCTCCAGAACCTCCACTACAAAATCTAATAACACTATGATTTGATGTGTAAGAACTTCCTCTACCGCCGCCGACAGCATTATATTGTTGAGGTATGCCTGGACCTACAACACTGCTAGGATTGCCCGGATTCTGATTATTAGCGTTGTGTTGAGTTTCACGTGATCCGCCAGTACCAACATTTATAGTATAGTTGCCTGCTGGTAAACTAGCTTGTGATTCGTATATCATGCCGCCAGCGCCGCCGCCTCCACCGATCTGTGCGCCACCGCCACCGCCGCCTACAACTAGCACTTCTACTTGTCCTGGATATTGCATAGTAAACGTTGTAGATCCACTAGTAAATGTGTGTATTCTGTAGCCGCCACTTGTTGTTATAGATCCGCCAGTAGCATATGCAGAACCTTCTAATGTAACCCATTGAGTACCATTGTATACTTCGTTTCTAGCAGTATCTGTATTATATCTCATCATTCCTGGTTGAGGTGTGCTAGGTCTTTGAGAAGTATTACCGCTCGGTAACTGTATAAATCCTGTATCGTTTACTGTAACATTTTTTAATTGTGCCATTTTTTAAACCCTATACTTTACTATTACTACACCTGGACCGCCTGAACCTGCAGGGTTTTCGCCGCCTGGATGACCACCGCCACCGCCACCGCCACCGCGATTTACACCGCCAGCAGTTGCCACTTGTGCTCCATTTTTACCACTATTTCCGGTGCCATCTTCTGCACCTCCTGGATCAGGTCCGTGACCGTATTGTGGAGCAATGTGTTGGCCACCTGCTCCGCCAGCAGCATAAATTACGTTACTACCACCGATTGCATTAGTAATTCCTTTACCACCAACAACACGCACCCAGTTTGAATATCTACTAATACCTCTAGATCCTGCGCCGCCACCTGCACCGCCTGCGTGTGTTGCGCCTGAGCCTTGGCAACCTGGATTTGGATAGCCTGGACCACTACCATGGTGTCCATAACCTCCTGGATGTCCTTGTCCTATTTGACCTGTGCCGCCTGGGTGTTCTCCTGGGTAACTAGTATATACTGTACCAGAACTACCATTGCCGCCTGGCCCGCCACCGCCAGAACCTCCGCTCATACCTCCAACTGGGGTTCCGCCAGCATAGTATCCGCCTTTGCCACCGCCTGTAGCAGTTATGCTTGCTGTAGGTCCGACAAACGTTGATGGACCGCCTGGTGTGCCTTCGTCTGAATAGTGGTGGTTGCCGCCATTACCGCCGCCACCTCTAGTAATATTATAACTGGCTCCACCTTCAATTTTCATAGCTGATTCGTATACATAACCGCCTGCACCGCCGCCGCCACCGATAGGGGCACCACCACCACCAGCGCCTACAACTAGTATTTCTGCTCTTCCAGTGTAGGGTGCTGTAAATGTACCGCTATTAGTAAATGTGTGTATTCTGTAACCGCCTGCTGTGGTTATGCTTCCTCCAGTTGCAATAGTACCGCCGCTCGAAGAACTGATGCTACCATCTACTGATCTCCATACTCCGTTAGTGTATTGTTCAACTTTATTTGTATCAGTGTTATATCTTAGATCGCCATTAACACTAGCTCTTTGTGCAGTATTTCCGGTAGCTGCTTGTAAAGATCCTGTATCGTTAACCGTTAAATTTTTTAGTGTTGCCATGATTAATCCCTATATCTTACAATAACTACGCCAGGTCCACCCGGGCCACCGCCTTGTGGTTCTGGACTGTACGGGCCGCCACCTCCACCGCCACCTAAGTTTGTTCCGCCTGCTTGACCGTTTTGTCCTGGTAATGTGTTTCCTAAACTTCCTCGTCCTGCGAGAGTAGCAACGCCGTGATTAGGGCTGTGATAACCTCCACCACCGCCGCCAGCTCTCCAAACTACACTGCCGCCGATATTAGAAGCCATTCCTTCGCCGCCGCGACCTTGTTGGTTTCTATTAGATCTACCATATCCCATAGTTCCGGCTCCTCCACCACCGCCTCCGCCGTAGTGTGTTCCGGTAGGTGTGCCATTGTAGTGGACGCCTATTCCTCCTGGGTGGCCTTCGCCTGCTGTACCAGCTGCTCCTAGATGATAAGTCTGTGGGCCGCCGTTCCAGCCCGGGCCGCCGCCACCTGAGCCGCCGCCGCTATTAGGTTGGCTGCCTGGCGGATAGTGACAACCTCTTCCGCCGCCTGTTGTAGTAATTCCGACTGGGGTCCCGCCGCCGAATGTTGACGGATTACCTGGAGTTGCGTTGTTAGCACTGTGACTAGAACATCCGTTGCCGCCTGTTCCAATTACAGTTGGGTATGATGTTCCGGCTACTACGGGCACCCCGCTTACGTAAGCATAACCGCCTGCGCCACCACCGCCACTAATACTATGGCCGCCGCCACCTCCGGCAACAACTAGCACTTCTACTACACCGTCTTTCGATGGAACAAATGTATCAGTGCCGCTAGTAAATGTATGTATACGGTATCCGCCACTTGTTGTTATGGAGCCGCCTGTACTACCACTACCTGCGGCTGCTTCTTCAACCCTAACCCAGGCAGTTCCGTTCCAATATTCGTTTGAAGAAATATCAGTATTATATCTTAACATTCCGACTGTAGGACTGCCCGGTCTTTGAGCACTATTACCACTTGGTAATCTAATAAATCCTGTATCGTTAACTGTAAGATTTTTTAACTGAGCCATTACGTTTTCCTTTTTAGGGTTTCTATTTCGTTGTTAAGTGTTTTTATTGCTTCAATAAGATACGCAGTTAGTTTAGTATATTTAATACCTACAACATCACCATTAGTATCTCGTGTAACTAACTCTGGTAGTACTTTTTCAGTCCATTCAGCAATTAGTCCACTTTCGTGTTCTTTACTGTCTAAACGATCGTATGTAACACCTTTTAATTGTAAAATTTTATCTAGGGCGTCTTGTATAGGATTAACATTTTCTTTTAATGCAATACTTGAAGTTTCAACAATACTTACTGCTGTCATTTGTCCGCCGATTCCAGCGCCGCCTGCAACGATTAACGCACCTGTACTAGTTGAACTTGACGCTGTACTTGCTGATAATGTAGTATTACCAACAGTCAATCTACCTGTTGCGGAGCTTGCATTAGGAGTATAATAAAATCTAGTGCCGTCTGCTACACTTAACGTATTTTCAGAACCGGTACTTTGATCTGACATTGCAATAAAATAATTATTGCTATCTGCTGTAGTTCTATTTGTAACTGCTAGTCCAGCTGCGGTCCAACTTAAATTTCCGTTGCCGTCAGTTTTTAATACTTGATTAGCATCGCCGTCATCTGCTGGCAATGTTAGGGTATAGTTTGCTGACAGTGCCGACGGTGCTTTAATAGCTGCATAGTTAGTATCGCTGTCGCCGAATCTAAAACCAGCATTTGAACTGGTATACAAGTCTTTAGTAAACTCTGTAACACCTGTACCGTCTGGAGTAAAAACAATATTTGTGTTAGCTTCAACTGACTCAAATGCGTTAGCTAGTGTAGCCAAGTTTCCTAACACTTGGCCTCCTACTCTTCCTGATGTAATTCTTCTTGGCATGACTTATTCCTTACGCTGTTGCGGTTTCTATACCGTATACCATTACTGCTGTGTTTGCAGCAGACGAACGTGCATATACTTGTCTGCTTGCATCAATAACAAGGCCAGTTCTTTCTAATACACCGTTTGGTAGTATTTCTGTTTCGTATTCTAAATAATCATCCGCAGCAGGTATTGTAACACCTAATGGGTCTGTTTTTGCTACTGCTAGTCTAACAGTAATGCTAGTTGCATTTTTATTACAGATACTTACAGTAACAACACTGAACGTATCTGCTGGTACAAGATAAATTCCTGTGTATGTTGTTGCTGCTAGATCCGCTGATCCTAAAATTCCGTTTGCCATTTTTTTATCTCCAATTTAAATTATCTCAAGAAGTAGTTGTATGCTAGCGGTAGTCCAAGTACTGTTCCGTTAAACACTACGTTTGCATTAATATTTATCGGACTTCCGCTAAGTGTTGTAATAGTGTTACCGCCAACAAATATATCGCCAGCTGTAACGCTATTTACGTTTAGTGTTGCACCACCGCCACCAATTTGTGACTCAATATATGCTTTAATTGCACGTTGAGTTGGTACTACGGTATCACTGTTTGCAGTAAAGAACGGGTCTGTACTAAACTCGTTAATACTTGCCGAGTTACCTCCTAGTGTAACTTCACCTAGACTTAGTTCTTGTAGACCTGCAATGTTAAATGCATCAGCATTCAATGTTGCAACACCAGTCGATTGCTCAATTGTAAACAAGTCACCTACTCTAAAGTTACCGTCTTGGTCAGTAGCAGTGTAGAATACTCGTCCGCCGTTAAAATCATTAGTTTCTTTGGCTTGGTCTGGTGTGTTAACAGGTATACCTGGGTAATTAGTTTCTGTAAATCCTCCAGTACCGATATCTAAGAAATCGTGTCCTGTTAGACGTACTTGCGAGAATCTAATACGCATTTCTACATCATCACCGTCAGGTAAATCATCTTCTACTGAAATATTTGGTGATATTTGTAAGAAGCCGGTATAACTGCCGTCTTCTGTACCTAAGAAGCTAACAACATTAACAAGTTTATAAAACTCTCCAGGTAAGTTAGCAAACTCAACGTTTGAACCATTTACTGGACGAGATGTCATTCTACGTACAGCAATGAATGCTCCAGCTTGTGGGAAGTCTGCATTACCGTTTGAATTCTGTCCATCAATTTCGGCGGCTGCACTAATAAATCCTGTTCCTCTATTAACAAATGTTGGATTAGCTAATACTCCACTTCCAATTTGCGGAGTTAGAACAACGTTGTCAACGTTGTTAGGATCTACTATAGTAACTGTCGGTGCGCTTGTGTATCCGCTGCCAGGTTCTGTAATTCTAATAGCAAAAACTTGCTCGTTTGCTACGCTTGCTCTTGCTTTTGCTGGTGTATTAATCTTAGCAGTATTACCGCCTGTTCCTGCTGCGT